GCCGTGCGATCCGCGCCGAGAACGCCGAGCAACGTGACATCCGCTGGGGCGTGAACGTTCTCCTGGAAAAAATAGCCAAAAATCTTGAGAGCTGGGAGACGATGGACATTTGGCGATCAGATGCGGCCATGGTCGTCCGCGGTTTCAAGCATCAGACAGGGGTCGCCGAGAATGCCTGCGGCAATGATCCGGTGCAGTCATGAGCAGCATCCACGTTATCCGCTGCAATCTCCACCCCAAAATATGAGCATGTCTATTTTCGAGAGAATTCCGCGGCGTCTAACCCTTGATTGGCGGGCGCTGCGGGACGGGTGGACGCATTCACAACGCGAATGTGTCCCAGACGGAAAGGAGGCGGCAGCCGTTGCCGCCATGTAGCGTCGCACGGCAAGCCCGGCAGGATCGCGGTGGCAGACTTGCGGAGATACGCAGTCACGAGATCAGGCCGGGCCGTGCGATACAACAGGAGGATCGGGTGTGGCTTGACCTGAAAATATGGTGGCACACACGCAAGCTGTTGGCGCTGCTGGGGCAACCTCTTGGCTGGCGGATGAATGCCAAGCGCCTGCTCTATATCTTCGCGTCTCGTATAGGAGGCTTTAGCGTGACACCGGCTGAATACGAATTGATGTGCGAGCGGGATGAGAAGGCAATCGATCTGTTCCTTGCCGAGAATGCCAATCGCGGCGCAACGCTTAACGATTGGCTCTGCGCCACAAAGGAACTTCGGGCAAACTATCGCCGTGCGGTACAGGATTAAAGGAGAGAAAAATGCAGGTTAGATTTTTCCGGGAAGTCGGCCCTGATCGCGCGTGGGAACTAAACTTCATCGGCAGCGTCTGGAATCTACGGGTCGGCCGAGTTCAATTTGCCTTGTGGCGGAACTATGAGCCGGTTTTCAATTTCGGTGGATACCGCAATTGGCCGGAATAAAAGAGCGTCGGATGTCGCTGCCGGAATACATCACGCTGTGGTCACTGATGCTCTTGCTGGCGTTGGTGCCATGGGCGCTGTAGAAAATATAAGGGAGGGTCGATTGGCGCAGAAACCGCAAATCTAAACGAGGTGATTTAATGGACTGGTACGGACGGGACTACTTCATCGATGCGTTGCGGGCATATGCAGACGGTCGCCGGCCCGCGTTATGGTTCTGGGCTGTGTAGCAAAGGAGGCTTTAGCGGTGAACGGCGGCGTGGAAGGACACGTCTACCACGAGGTGCCTAATCTGGCTGCGTCACCGAGCGGCGGGTCATGCCGACTCGGGCGCGGTACTCGGGAGCCCGCATGACCCGCGGGCAGTCAATGCCAGAAAGTCGGACTCGAAACCGGCACGTTCACCGCTAAGGTCTTACACACAACAGGAGGATTGAGTGAACCAAGAGGCGGCCGAAGCAATCCGAATAGCTGACAAGCACCTCGCTGCGGCCTCGATTGATCGCCGGAAAGATCTTGCTCTGGATATTCATGCAGCGATCATCAAACACGCCAACATCATAGCGCTGCATGTTATCCGAGCCGCATGTGACCCCGCCGCAAAGACCAAACCCCAACCGGAGACGGAAAATGATGTCGATCGCTGACCAGTTTGGCAAAAAGAACGGGCGCAAGGCCGAGCCCGAGGTGACAATGCCGCGCGTGGTGGAAACAAAGCCGCCAAATTCGAGCTACGCCGAGGCTCTCGACCATGTGAATCAAATGGTCGGGACCATCGATTTCCTGCGGGAAGAAAATCGCCAACTGCGGCAGGACGGCGCGCTGGCGCTCATGAGGATAAAAGACCTGGAGCAGGCGGCAATCGCGTGCGACCGTAATCTCGAAATGTACCGGCGCTATTCGATCGAGGTCCGCACGCACCTCGAACACATCCAGGATGTTTGCCACCGCGCCCACGAGGCGGCCATCGAGGCCGGTGAAAGCGCACCACCGATGCCGGATGCGGCGCTGAAAGTCGTTGTCGATGCCGTCGAGCAGGAGCTCGGCACGGCGATCAAGGCAGCATCGTCAGAGAATTCCGCGTGAGTATGAATAGCACGATATCATTCCTACTCGGCTGCTCTATTGGGGGTGTTATTGTCTTGTTGATCTACGCTTGGGGGCGCTGGATATATGGCAAATGGTGGCGGCAGGTATGACCACGTCAAATAATCTTGACCCCAGATATGTGCAGCAGGAAATCACCGCGCTGCTCGTCGCCTATCCCGAGCTGGAATCAGACGAGGTGCTGCGCGCTGATAGCATCGAGGGGCAGACCACGGCATTCGAGTTCCTGTCGCGGATCGTCCGGCTGATTTTCAACGTACGGATCACCACAATCGGAACTGCCGCCTTAATCAAGGAGCTACAAGAGCGCAAGGCTCGATTTGAGCAACACGAGGAACGCCTGAAATCGCTGATCATAAAAGTGATGAACACGGCCGAGCTCGGCCGCAAGGGAAATCCGGTGCGGCTGCCCGAGGCAACGCTATCAATCCGTGATGGCGTGGGCCACGTCATCATCGTCAACGAGCACGAAATTCCGGCAGAATTCATGCGATACCCCGAACCAGAGCCGGACAAAGTTGCCATCAGGGCGGCCTTGGCAAATGGCGGGCATGTGCTGGGTACGGTGCTGAGCAATCCTGAACCCGTGTTAAATTTGCGTGTAAAATGAAATCAGGACAAAACCTCATCAAGTCAGAGCCAGATTACAATGCTGAGATGAAGTTGCCGCATGGACAGACATGCGACGACTGTGCACATTCCCGGCGATGTTTCGGTTTTGGCTTTTCCGAAAGCGGCAGGACATCCTGTGATTTTTGGCCGAACCTGTTTCGCCAAAAGTCTGATCACCAAAAAGGACTGACAACATGAAAATCTCGAATGCTTTTCCGAGCAAATATCTCAAGGCTGCTGATCTGCAGGACAAGCCGGTCACCCTCGTTATGGCCCGCGTGGACCTAGAAAGCATCGCTGACGGCGAGGACAAAAAACCTGTTTTGTTTTTCACGAAAGCCAAGAAGGGTCTTGTATTGAACAAGACGAACAGCAAAGTCATCGCGGCCGCCTACGGTGACGACACCGATATGTGGGATGGCAAGACATTGGTGCTGTTCCCCGCCATGGTTGACTTCCGCGGCGACACCGTCGAGGCGATCCGGGTGCGGGTGCCAAAGCCGGCGGCTGCTCCGAAGCCGGCGCCTGAGCCGATCAGCGAGGTCAATCCGCCGCCGCATGACATGGACGACGACATCCCATTCTGAGGGACCAAAAAATGTGGATAATGGACGTTCTGCCGTTCGCGATTGTATGTTTAGCCTGCGCATCCGTTGGGGCGGTAGTCGCCTTGGCGGTGTGTCTCCACTAAGAGGAGCGTCGAATGGCATTCAAACGTCAACTAGGGGCAACCGGCGACTTCCCCCGTGGCAAGCTCAACGCCGACGATGAAGGTGGGTTGATGTTGGCAATCACGGTCAGGGACCAAACCCTCCATATTGAGTTTGGCAAACCAGTTGCCTGGCTGGCAATGAGTTGTGACGAAGCAATTAGATTTGCAGAACTCATTATACAACGCACTCAATCCATGTGAGAGCCCCATCATCCCCGCAGGCTCGGCATGTGCATGCCGCTGCCCCCGCCGGCCACCATGGTAATCAACGCAATCAGCGCCAATAGCAGAATGATGACCCAGACGCCCTGCTTGACCTTGTCAGGAATGGGAGAAACAAACGACTCGATCACCCAGATTGCCAGATAGACGATTCCGCAGAGGATGATGAGGCCGATCAGGAACCACAGCACGGAAATGGCGATTGAAAGCATGGCGAGCCTCCTTTAGGCAGGCACAAGCCAGATCAGCAAACATCCGACGATAATGAAGATGGCGACTACGAGCAGACGCGGCAACGCACTGTCTTGCGGGCGCCACGATGGGACAGGAGGATCTTCTTTCATGCTCTGGCAAGCCTGCGTGCGTGGTAGAGCGCGCCCCCGAAGGTTCCGGCGCGAGCAATAGACTCCCACTCACGAGGCAAGAAACTTCGGACGACGAACGGCCCCACGCCGTGGCGCCATGTGACAGGGTTGACCACCACGTTCCGATATCCCAAGCTCGTCAAATACTGGCAAAACAGGCAACGCCTCGAATCCTCATAGCGGTAGGTTCCATCCGCCGGCTGTTTTTCCAGCCAGCTAATGAGGCTCGACAGAACGAATGGGTATTCGCCTTGCTTCGGATCATACAACACTGCTTTATCTCCTCATTAGACTCCGGCCGGGATTGGAGTGAAGATGCAAGTCGGGCTTCGTTGCGAGCCTAAGATGCAAACGTGGCATCTCCCATCACCACTGTAGCGATGTTTGTTCTCCGGAAAGTCTAAATAGATGCTTGCCGATGTGCGGTAGCGGTAGACGGTATTGAGCCGCGTGATCTGCTCACACGGCACTTCCCGGCAATCGCGGCCGGAGCAGCAATCGCTCGGATATTGCCAGCCGCTAGGCGCCTCATGTACGAGGATGATCGCTGCTATCAGGAGATACTTCATCAATATTTGAGTCCCACGAAGATTGCGACGACCGCAGCGACAGCCGCCACTATGGCGATGATGGTGGTTGTGTTGTCCTTGGCCTGCGCCGTGCGGCCGCCGGAAAAGTTTTGCGCCTCACGTAGCGCCTTCATTTCGGTCATGATGGAGCTTATGCCTGTACTGAAAGATGGATCGAGCACCGCGCCGCGACTTTCAAGCGCGGTTAGCCTGTCCTTGAGGTCGGTGATCTTGTCGTCTGCGTTCTTGGTCTTGGTGTCGATCATCTCCGACATCGCGTCGATTTGCTTCGTGAACCCGGCTTCAATCTTGCCGGTCGCTTCCTTCGCGGCTGCGAACGCGGCGTCGACGGCGAGCTTGGTGTCGCCCGCGCGCTGGTCGGTGCGGGTGTCGCGCTCGGCAAACTGGCTGCCGACGCCGACGAACCGTTCTGTGGTAACGGAGGCGAGCTCATTTATCTTGCTCACAAGCAAATCGTGGAGATGGGTGATCTGATCCTTGATTTCGTTGCCGCGTTGGGCCAGGTCCTTGTGAACACCAGTGACATCGCTTTCCATGCACTTGAGGCGAGTTTCCAGCAACTCGCGCAGACCCAAAATTGAGCGGTCGAGCAGCGTAGGAACGCGCACTAGGTCATCATGAAACGAGTCCGTAGCCTTGTCGATGCCGTCGAGGCGGGCACCAATTCTTTGTTCAAGATTAGTGACCGCACGATCGATCTGCTCGGTCGTGATGATCGACGGATCGGGGTTGGGCAGGATTTCCTGCGGGCGCCGCATTCCTTCGGCCATGGGGGGGGCTCACGGGCAGGGATGCAGTCGGTTGTCGTAGCCGGTGAAATACCCAGACCTCGGGTCATACGACCGGAACCGTTGCATGCAGTACATCTGCGCGTCGCTGTACTGTGGCGGCTGGTAGTACGGCTGCGGCGGCGGATAGTATGCCGGCGCCGGCGGCTGGTAGTATGGCCGCGGGGCAAACATGCTGCCGATGGCACCCCCGATCATGCCGCCGATGATTGCGGCACCTTGATCACCGCCGCCGCGCCAGCGTCCCTGATTGTAGAATGGCGCTTGCGCGGCTGCGGCAGTCGAGACAAGGATGGTCGCGGCGATCAAGACGATGCGGATCATGGTTGCCTCCTATGTAAGGTGCGGAGGGTGGCCTGCAGGCACCGCGTTGCCCACCACCTCTCCCCGTCCGCGGTTTCCTCTTTACGCTGCCGGGGTATTGGCCGCGAGCGCCGTGCCAAACTGTGCGGCACGGGAATTGATAGCGTCAGACAGTGCTGTGATACGTGCGGCAGTTGCTGGATCGGTGCTGGCTGCCTTGAGATCGGCGATCATCTTTGACAGCGTAACAAGCAGCGCCTCACCGGCATCCTCTACGTCCGAATTGTTTTTGGCGGCGGCTTCGGCTGCCGTCAATGCATCCTCTACTACACCCATGATCTCAGTCTCCTTCTTGATGACGAGGTCGAGCTTTTTCGAGATAGCGTCGAGCTTGGCCGTGACCTCATTAGCCGAGTCGACGTGGACGTACAGGTCTATGCGCATGTTGAGTCAGGCCGATGCCGCCGCCGCAGCCACGGGCGGCAACGAGAGAGCCGATGGCTGGGACTTGCCCAGCGCCAAGTCGATCGCAGCCTGGGTTAGTCGGCCGGCCCACCCATCAGGCGTCAGGCCAAGCTGGGTCTGATAGGCTGTGACGGCCGCGCGCGTCGCTGGTCCATAGAGGCCGTCGACCACAAGATTTGGACTCGGCGTGAGGAGCAAATTCAAACTCCCCTGCAACCACTTCGTGGTGCTTGGATCAAAGGCCGCCATAACTGCCGCCACCGCATGCAACTCGGGCTTTGCATTCGGGAACAACTGCGAGCCGAGCTGCTCGAGCAGCGGCGCGAATGGCCCAGTGAGCTTCGCTATCTTCGTCATTAGGTCATCGTTGCTGAGCGCTTCGTCTATGGCTGTTTTGAGCAGCGGGCCGTATTGAATGGCGTACTGCGCCACGAGTAACCAATCCATGTGTTTGTCTCCTCGGTTCGATAACAATCCCGATGATAGTGCCGTGCACGCTGCCGATGTAGTCCGCATGAGCCCGCGGCAGTTTCCAGGCCATAATCGCTGCGATGATCAGAATGAGCACGATCGCGTCGACCGCGAGCACCCCGAGCGTGATCAAGCCTATGGCGGTGTCTCGGCTCATCGCTTGGCGAAGTGCTCTACGGCCGGGCGCGCGTACTCCGTCCACATGCACCAGTTCGGGCGTCCGTTAAGATAGTGGTTGCCAAACTCGATCGGCCCATCCGGGTCGAGCTGCGGGTTGTAGCTTTCGTGGATGGCGCGCGCGACCAGCTCGACGGCCGATCCTCCCCGCAACGTGTTGAGCGCGATGCGAGCGATACGTCGGAACCCGTCTTGCTCAGGTTGCCCGTTCATTCGGATCGCTGCCGACATGGCACTGATGTCGTCCTCTGTCCAGTCAGAGAACGACGCTGGCCCGCTCCACTCTGGCGGGGGACGCGGTGCCTTGGTGTGAAACGGCCACATTACGCTGGCAACGATGCTGCTTGCGGCTGGAGCTTGATCATCAGCGCGTCGATCGCCGCTTGGGTCAGCCGGCCGGCCCAACTGTCAACCGTGTCTCGTCTCATAGTTCTCTGCTTGGGCGTTTCAAGAAAGCCCATCTTTCCATTATGGTAGTCAGCTCCCAGCATTGTTTGCCTAGTTCATTCATCCTCTTTTGAACGCCGCTCATCTCCAATCCATATAGATCGATGACGAGATATTCCCAAGTCATGAAGGCGCAACAGGATTTAGAACAGGAATCGTTGTGGTCGGAGCCGGCGGCGGTGTTGTGGCGTGCTCGGCATCGCGTGCGCGGCGCACCCGCTCGGCCGCCGCAAGCGCGTTGTAGACCAGCGGCCGCAGCCGATCGTCAGCCACCCATCTGCCCAACTGAGTCGCGTCGATGTCCGCGCGGGCGGACGCGAATGCGGCGTCGAGTTCTTTCTGCAGCATGATTAATCCATATCCTCGGCTTTGTTTTCACTCCTGCGGTCATCCATGCTGTATTCCCATCTGCAGCGTGGCCCAAAAAAAGCGTAGACTTCACGCCGGAATGGCGGCTTCCAAAAAAGCCATGACGGCGTCTTTTCCCACGAGCCTCTTTCGAGTTGGTCGTCAGGAACCGTAAACATCACGGCGCCTTCGTGATGTGGAGGTCAGCCAACTTCAGCGCATCCCAAATCTGCTGCACGCCGGCATGAGTCAGGGATTCGTCGTGATCTGCGACCAAGCCCTTCGTTGTTACGGCGTGCCCTACAAGCGTGTCAAAGAAAACCTTCTTGGCGGCATCTGGAGTGTCGTTCATGGCGATTGCTCCTCAATTTGGTGCGAATACAACGAGCGCGTCCGGCTTGCTGCCAGCGGCTTCTTTCAGCGCGGCGCCTGCCTTGGTCGGTTTGAGTTCGACCTTTGCGACCTCGTCAATAGCTGCGACGGACTTGACCATTTCGGGATTGCTGTTCGCATGACCGCTCCAGAGCAGCATAACTATGCTCACAATTCCGGCCGCGGCATCCACCACCGCATTTGTCCATGCTGTGCTTTCCTCGATCGAGAGATGTATCCATCCCGCGCCGGCAGCATAGGCCAGTGCCGTTGGAACGACGATGCGAATGATCCCGGTTATCTGGTTTTGGTTTGGCATCAGGTCGTCACCCTCGATGCTGCATATTGAATCGCCTGCGCCCGTGGCGAGAGCCCGGCCAACGCAGGCGGCACACCGATCAGCCGCCACTTGAAGATGCGATCGGTGGGGAAATTTCCCGGCCGATAGCCAAAACGCTCGGCTGCAGCCGCGCTGATGTCGATGCCGCGCCCGGTGTTTGGGTTTGGCCCTATGTCGGTCTGCTGTTCTATGCTCCGTACGCCGTTCGGCGCCTCGACCTCGAACCATTTGCCGAGCGTTGCGCTGTTGTAGAAGCTCACGCCCTGCGCATTATCGGGCACGCCGAGCGCCGAGGAACCGGGCGCGTCGCCGCTGTCGCGCCAGCGGTATTTGCCGTCATATTGCGAATACCAACTACCTTTGCCACTGGTGAAAGGGCCGCCGGCCGAGGTGGGCGTCAAGAGCGCTCGCCAGGTATAGCCGCCGACAATGCCGTCGGCGACCAGGCTATGCGCGGCCTGGAATGCCTTGACCGCAAACTCGGTCGTCTTGCCAAATTGGCTGTCGACAGGGAGGCCCAGCATCGACTGAACACGCTCGACCATGGCTCCGGTCGATCCGATGGCCAACACGGGCAGCTCGTCCTTGGCCGGTGCTTTTGGGTCTGCTGAGATCAGCGGACCGATGTTCCACGGGTCAGTCAGATCGTAGGTGGCGGCGTTCTGGTCGACGCTGATGTGGACGTGCTGATCATGCGCGTTGAGACCCCCATAATATGCCCATGTCCAAAGTTTGCCGCCATTTTCGGCTACGTAGCCCTCGTCGCCCGCAATACGCCGATTGCTGATGATGTAGCGCGCGCGCTTGTCGGGATGCCTGCGCAGGTAGTCGGCGAAGGCGTAGCTATCGAAACCGTGGCGCGGATCATGGGTCAGGTCCAGCGCGCAGACCACACCCGCAGCATTTGGGTTGTGATCCGAATGAGTTGCCTGGTGCCTGATATCGCCAATCCAGCCGTCGTCGGTTTTGCTACGGTTCGGATAAGCCGCGTTGACCTGTGAGCGCAGGACATCGAGCGACTCTGCAATACGCGGTGCCATGGCCCGCAGATGGGCCGATGGTGGCGATGGCGCAACGCACCGCTCAGGAGCGCATCGCCTTTGCAAGAACGCCGAGCAGGTAGATCGTCAGGAAGACTGGCCACGCCAGCATGAAAAGCCCCAGCGCCACTAGGATGCTGGCGGTCGTGGCATGCTCCACCTGGTCAGGCCGCACCGTCAGGGTGGCAATGGCCGTGAAGACCATGCCCACCATGAGGTACGCCTCGATCGAGATCATCGCCGCGCGTTTGAGAACTGCGGCGCGCGATCGGGCGAGGTCTCGCCGGGGCGCCAATAGTACGATTGCCCGGTCTCGCGCCTCATTCTCTGCTGCTGATCATTGAAATACTTATGGGCCTCGGGATCGGTCAAATACTGCAATTGGTCGAGGAAAAGCCGCTGATAGGCTTCGCGCGTGTAGGGCAGCGTCGAGACCACAGGCACATATTTTCCGATGGTCCGTACCGCCTCCCGGCCGACATTGGTCTTCTTGCCGAGGAGAGCTTCCTGCGCGTTGCCGACGGTAAGCTTGAATATATCGGAGATGAGCCCGGCGGTTGGGCCAGCGAGCGTCTCGGTGAAGTTGGCGCCGAACCTGGTCTGATCGGAGAACAGGAAGTCGCCCATGATGCCCATGCCGCCGCCAGTCTGGAAAGCGGCCAGCCAGAACTTGAGCCCCTGTCCGGTCGAGGCGTCCATCGGCTGGACATCCTTGCCGTTCACGATGTTCTTGATCTGCACCGATAGCGCGCCGCCAAGCGTGACGGCCGCCGCAAGCGCCCCCGCATAGGCTGCGCCACGCGCCACGCCCATGTTGAGCTCCTGCTTGATCGCCTGGAGCTGCAACGTCGTGAACGAAAGCGCAAAGCTCTTGTACTGCAGGCCGGATTCCAGCAACTCGCTCTGGATCGTGCCGCGGGGATTGCGTCCGACCACCAGGGAGCGCGAGCGCGCCGTACTGGTCGGGACCGCGCGCTCAGTCTCGCCATAAATCATCTCGAGGTAGCGCTTGGCGAGGTCGCGGCTCTTGACATCAGCCGGTTGGATGAAGCCAGCACCGCCGTCGGGTTGGAATAGCTCGGTGGCGCGCAGCTTGTCCCAATCCTTGTCCTTGAAGCCGTAGCTTTCAAGCGCGCGCCGTAGATAGGGGTTCTCGCGGCCGAGCTTCTCAAAATCCATGCCGGCGTGATCGGCGACCGTGGCCTGGAAATCAAGGCCGAAGACGTGCCGGCGGGCCTGCGTGATCGGCTCGAGCCCGTTGAGGTTGACGGTGCGATCGGCCAGCCATTTCGACCATTCCGAGCCGCCCAGCGTGCCGGCATAGCGCGCCTCGTCGCCGACGATATGCAGAAAGTCGTCGAGGATCAGCCCTGAGCGCACCGCCTGCTCGCGCGTGGCCGCGCTTTTGATCGCACTCGCAATGCCATAGATTGCCTTGGTGATCGGCAATCCGGCCATGCGCCGCGCCGCCATGTCGATGAATGGATCAGTGGCCGCCGCCAGGATGGACGCGCTGCCAAGCTGCGCCGAGGTCAGCACATTGCGCACGTTGGCAAACCCGGTGGCGATCTTGCCCGATATGGTCTCGCGCCCGCGCACGTAGTTGTACATCGCGTCGAGGCGCCAGCCAGCATATTTGGCCGCGACGTCGGCGGGAACCTTCTCGCCCAGCCCCTTGTAGAGCGACTCGGCGCCGGTGCGCGCCTTGCCGGCCTCGCTGGCGACAACCTGTTTGAGCCATTCCTTGGTGGCGTTTGGATTGGGGCCGAGTACCTCCATGGCTGCGATGTCGCGCGCCATGCCATTGACGTGATTGAAAATTGCCTTGGTCGGATCGCCGTGGCCAAACTCGCGATCGTAAGCCAGCCAGTCGTCGGCGCTCTTGAAGTGTAGGAATCGATGCTCGCCGCGCTGGTTGGCGACCGATCCGGTGCCGAACGGCTGCATCGACGGCTCGCGCTCGTTCCAGCCGCCGGTGGTGATCCGGTCATATGATGCCTTGAGCACAGCCTCGAGCCGCTCGGGCGTGAGCTTGCCGCTGGTGAGCGGGTCTTTCATGACGTCGAGGTCGAGCTTTGGCAGGATGGCGTCACGCCAGCCCTGATAGCCGACCTTGAGCAGCGCATAGGGATCGTGGAATTGCGGCAAGTGCCACGTTTCGAGCTTGCCAATGTCGCCGCCGGCCTTGTTGAAATCGCCGAGCAAGTCCTCGAACACCTTAGACACGGCGTCGGCCATACCCTTGGCCTCGGGCTTGCTGGTCGATTCGCCAAACATCTCGCGGATCACATCGTCCATCAGCGGCTTGTTGAAGCGCTGCCCGGTGAGACGCGAGCGGCGGAAGGTCGAGAGCAGATCGGCCATCGCGCCGTGCGCGAGCGAGACAATGGCCTTGGACCGGCCGGCAATCGACGAGGTGGCCGCGCCTGCACCGAAATGCTCGATCAGGTTCATGGCGGCCTCGAACACGTTAGCCTTGCCCGACAGGTCGCGAAACTCGGTGAGGTATTGCTTGATAGCACCAACCTTTTCCACGGTGAGCGCGGCAAGGAACCGCTTGCGCGCCGCGGCGGCCTCCATCTCGGCTGTGAGTGCCGTCTTAGCCGCGCCCTCGGGGTCGCCCTCGCCAGCGCGCGCGGCACGGTGCTCCTCATAACGCTGGATCAGCGCATCGGCCTCGTCTTCGGATAGGACGCCCTGCTTCTGCGCGGACCTGATGCAATCGCCAAAACTGGCCATCACTTGCACTCCCGGATCAGGTCGGCAAATTGCGTCTCGCGCTCACCGGCACGGGCCGCCTGGCGGGCCGAAACGATGGTCGACGTGCCGTCATCGCGCGCGAGCGGAATGCGGTCGATCGGGTCTTTCGACGATGCGGGCGGTGGCTTCACACCCTCGGACAACGGTTCTGGCGCCGGCAGCCGCTCCGCGTCCATCTTTGCCCGCGTCGCCGCGATGCTCTGCCGATTGCCTATGTCCTCGAGCGCCTCGGAGGCGGCCATCTGCGCCTCGCGCTCGGTCTGCGGTGCGGCGGCGGCGATGCGATCCTGCACCTCCTGCATCGCGGGCGATAGCGGCTTGTCGTTCTTGTGCGTGATCTGAACATCTTTGTCACTGAATACGACGTAATTGCGCGATCCTTCGCCCGCCTCGCGCGATCCCTGGTCGAGATACTTGATGCCGGGGATGCCGGCCTCTCGCAGTTTTGCCGCAACGGCTTCTCGACTTCCAAGATCGGTCGCAAGCGACTGAATGGCATCACCACCAGTCCGAACGAGATACTTATTGCCCTCCGACTGTCCGAGCGCCGTCAGTGCTGCTCTAATCTCAGGAGTTTGTTCGCTGATTGGCTTGTCCCAATCGAGAAAGCGCTCTTTGTCGGCATGGATGCGGACGCGGTAGAGATTGCCGCCCTGTTCAAGAGAGGGCAGCGGCCGGTCACTTTCTAATCGCCGAAGTACATCTTCATTAAACGCATCAGGATCGCGTGCGAGGCGGCGCTTGGCTTCCGCAATAGCAGCCTCACGCGAACCAAATTCATCTACGAGGCCAGCAGCCTTATGAACCGGATTATTGATGTTAAACGGCTGTCCATTGATTTTGGCATCAGCCAACGCTTTATAGGTTCGTGCGACCAATTCGTTTTCTGCAAAATACAGTCCATGCGCGTAGCTTTGCGCACCCTCGCCGGTGCCGATCTTGCTGATGTCGAACGCCTCAAAGTCGTGTGGTGAGCCGTGGAATGCCTCGATGTGATGTACCGCCGTCACCGCCGCCGGACTCGGCTGGTTGACCGGGTCCTCGCCGTGGCGCTGCGCTGCCACCATCAGGTCGTCGTGTAGCTCGGGCGTGACATCCTTGGCGCGGAACGGCGCCGTGGCGCGAGCCGCCTCATCGACGTCGGCGCCGAGCTTGATGGCGGCGCGGGCGGTGGGATTCATGTCAGCGTCGATCTCGCCCAGCACGGACTTGGCGGCCTGCATCACCTTCTCGATGTCGTCGCCCACAGGCACGCCGTCGAGCACCCGTTGGATCGGGGCGCGCATGGCCGGCGCAATGCCCTCGTGGACGCCGCGCAGGATGGCGCCGGGGATCACGCCCGCCAGGAAGGCCATGCCAACGTTCTCGGTCGCCGGCACCACGCCCGATTTGATGCCAATCGCCTCTCTCCATGCCTGCACGCTCGGCTGCTCGAGCGCAGTCAGGCCGGCGTTGTAGAGCCCCTGGAACAGGCCGGACGACAGGATGCGCACCGCAATCGTCTTGCCCACCGCCGACGTTGGCCCGGCGAGGAGCCCGATGGTCTGGATCGGGTTGCGGCGCTGGCCCCACATACCGCCGGCAAACTGTGCCACCATGCTGCCGGGGGTCGAGAGCTCGGTGTCGTGCCGGGCCTTCTCGTAGTCAGCCTCGGCGCCCGCCGCGATGGCCTTGGCCTCGTCGTCGATGTTGCCGAACACCATCTCGCGATTGTCGGGATGGTCGACGCGGGCGGCCTGTAGCGCCTGGTCAAAGCGCTGGCGGCTTATTGCCCACGGATCGACCGGCCCCTCACGCGCCAGTGCGGCCATCTCATGTCCGGTCGGGCGGTAGCCGCCGCGCTCCGGGTTCTCGAGCTCGATGCCGGTGGCGTCCTTCACCGCCTTGATGCGGCGGTCGTAGGCTTCCTCGCGCGCCCGATCCTGGGCAAAGGTGTTGTCAACTAGCCGGGTCTGCCGCTCGGCCGCCGAGAACAGGTTTGAGAATTCGCCGGGATGTTGGGCGATGTCAACGCCGGCAAGCCCGGCAATTCGGCCAATGCCTGCCGCGGGATTGATAATGCTGGCTGCGGTGCCCGCCAGGTCGCCTACCCTCGCCACCTTGGCCAGCCGCTCGGAAAGCGAGAGCGTCTCGTCGGGCTCAGCAAAGGTGATCGGCCCATCGGCCTGCCGGGGATAGGCATCGAGAAGCGAAGGCATCACCTCTTACCAAGTTTTTCGAGCAAATCGAAAATATCCGTCGTCGACATTCCGTTGCGCGAAAGCTCGACGACGAGGTTCTTCCTGTCGTCGCCATAGCCTGCGGACTTAATGCCAAGCTCTTTGATGATCTCCGGCGCAGATTTGCCGGATTTAACTAAACTTTCGATTTGTGCGACTCGTGTTTCAGCCGCGGATGCCCCACGTTCCGCGCCTGCAGATTTGTAGTTAAGAGTGCCCTCCGGTGGCGCTGACCGCTTAACCCCAGGCTCGGGAATCAAGGTTGAAGGTCGTGGAGTTCGCGCTTCCAAGCCAGAACGGCCTGGAGTTTGAGCCGGTGCAGGCTCAGCAGGAGCGGCATCACCACGCGACGCGCCAGCGGACTGATAGTTCAGGGTTCCTCCTCCACCGCCACCGCCGCCTGAAATCTTGTTGCCAAATCGGTCGGTGTCGCCGCGTCGCGCACGCGGATCGTCCATCATCGCATACTGCTGGCCTGCCACAGGTAGCTCGTCCGCATCCGAGATGACGCGCTCGAGCGAGGAGCGTTTGCCGGTTCCGGCGGAGGGAGCCGGCTGCTCGCCGCTGCTGAAAGCGCCCGGCACCCGCTTGCGCAGCACCGGCTCGATCTGGCCGAGGTCGAGCGTCAATGGCCTGCCGTTGGCGTCGGGTATCCACTTCGGGTCCTCGGAGCCGGGATCGCCGGCAGAAAAGCGGTAGCCGCCCTGCACGGCGACCGGAATGGCTTTTTGCACGTCGGACATGCCGTAGGTCTTGCCGCCCCATTGCCACTTGCCGCCCACGTCCTCATCTCTCAGCGCCCCGATCACGTCATCGAAACGGTCGGCGCGGATATAGCCGGGAACGAGCACACGGCCGTAGGTCCCCGAGATGAACCCGCGCTTGATAAGCTTGGATTCCCACACGCCGCCGAATTGATTGTCGTTAGCATCATATGTGGCGCCTGCGGCCTCCTGCAGTGCGCGCTTATAGGCGGCCTTGCTGGCGGTTTCTTCCTCGATAAACTTCGGGTCATAGTTTTGCCGGGCCGAGCGTGTGTAGAATGCCGAGTTGGCAGTCATGAAAGCGGCGCGGCCGGTGTCTTTGGCCATCAGGAAGGCGTCGCCATAGACGTCGTTCACGATTGGGTTCTGCGCAGCCTGGATTTTTGCGGACTCGTCCCCGGTCTTGAGCCAGCGCGGATGAATGAACTCGGGGCTGGCCCGCAGCTTCACCGCCTCGGCAGCATCGCGCACCACCGCCGGCGAGCCCTGCGTGTTGATCAAGCTACCGATGTGGGCGAGCACCGGCGATTCCTTGGACACCTCACGCATCACGCGATTGGCCCGGTCGCCAAACCCGGTGACAAGGGCCTGGGCAACGTCGGTCATCGGCTTGCCGCCCTGCGCAACTGCCGCCTCGATGGCCGTACGCTCGTCCGGCGTCAGATAGACCGGCGCCTGCCGCAAGATACCGGCCACGGTCTCGGCCGAGGCAATGCGCGCCTGCATAGTTGCCGGCTGGGTGAGGTCGATGGGCGCCGACGGCACGGCCCCGGTGCGATTGCCCCAACCGATGGGATCGATCTTGATCGCGGCGCGCGCGTTTTTGGCCAACGCCTCGCCGGCATTGCGCAGCGCCAGCAATTGCGACGTCGCCCCGACGCTCGGGTCCTGCATCACACGCTCGACCTCAGCGACGTTCCGCTCAATCTGTTCCGGCGATTGCTTGCGCCAGGCCTCTATGATCGGGGCGTTGGTCTTGAGATTTTGCAATTGCAGTTGAACGCCGGGATTGCCGCTCTGGATGGCGATCTGCTCGACCGTCGCCATTTGGGCCGGCGGGATCGGCAGGCCCGCCGCCGCAGTGTCCTCCAGCGTCTTGATGGCGGCAGTCGCGCCCTTGTCGACCTGGGTCTGCGCATTGACGCGCTGCTGGATGCCACCGATCAGCCGAGAATAGGCCGCTTGGCGCTGGCCAGGCGTCAGATTGAGGCTCGGGTCGGTGCGAATCTTCTCCGCTTCCGTGTAGGCCGCCTCGATGCCGCCGCCCTTGTCCGCAGGCGCAAACTGGATATCGCGCACCTTGGAATCCATGGCGGCAACGTCGAGCTCGGCCGCAATCTGCGTGATCTCGTAATCGGCCTTCTCCCTCGGCAAGCCCATGCGCGGATTGTTGGTAAGCTGGCCGTAGAGCGCGCCGATCTTCTGCAGCCGTTGCCGGAAGGCCGGATCGTTCTTGTCAGCCCCACCGTTGGCGATGGCAAAAAGCTCATTCTTGGTCGTTTCGATCTGCGCCGTGATTGCGGCGTAGGAATTCTGCAGATCGCGTGACTCTTTTTGGTTCAGCAGACCGCGATAGTTCTCGACCGCGAGACTGTCGATCGTCCTGCCCAGCGCCAGCCCGACGTCGGCGCCGGCCGCCTTCTCATACTGCCCGACCTTTTCCTTCCGGTAGGCTTGCGCCGCGGTCATGAAGCCCTGCGGATCGTCCCTGTGCTGGTCGCGCAGTTTGACAAAATCGAGCTTGGCGACGCTCTCGCCGTCGGCCGCCGCCGCCATGGTGACGGCGTGCTGATACTGGATTGCCGCCGGCCCCACGATCGGCGGATGCTCGACGGTCACATTGCCGTTCTCGTCGCGGCTGACCGCCTTCAATCCCGCCTGATGGGCGAGCAGCACCGAGACGTCGCCGGTTTCCTTCGCCGCCTTGTCGAGGTTCTGGGCGAGCTCCAGCATCGGCGCGGCGACCTGGCCGGGGCCAACGCGATATTGCGGCTCCTTGACGAGCGGGACGACGTTGTTGACCTCGGGGAGAGTGACGGCCATTATTTTCTGATCTCTGCTTCCAACGCGGCATCGTTCGCAGCGACCAATCCCGTCCAGTCTATCTCGGGGAAGACGCCAGCAAGTCGCTTGATAATATCTTCGGCGACATCGCGGTCAGCGAAGCCACCGCCCTCAAGGATGGCATCAACTACCTTTTCTGCTTCTACTCTGGTCATGCTGCAAGCCCCTTGGCTGCGGCGCCGGCGGCGCTGATCGCAGCACCGAGGTAGCCCTGATTAAGCGCGAACTGACCGGCCTTGCGCAGATAGTCCGCATCGGCGGTATCCTGCGCAACCTGCTGATTGATATTGGCGAGCGCCGCGGTGCGCTGGCGATCGGAAATCTTGCTCTGGTACGCCTCGACCGCGACCCCGGTGGCCGAGGTTGGGTCGACGTGCGCCGCCGCGCGGATCACGTCGATGTTGGACAGCGTGGTGTTGAGTTGCTCACGCATCACAGTGTCGGTGAGGCCGGCCTGCATCTTGCCGAATTCGGCGGCGCGTTCGGCCCGAGTGGCCTGCACCTCGTCTGCCTGCTGCGTCGCCTGGCCCTTCACGATCGAACCGTATGCGCCCAATGCGAGCGAACCGATCGACGTCGCCGATGCGCCTGCGCCTGCTGCTGAACCCATTTTATCTCACGATCAGTGCAACCACTGTTGCCGTGGAGGAGGCATTCGACGAATGCAGCGTAAAGCCGGTTGCCGCCAAAGTGTCGACCCAGAACGTCTCGGCGGCGTTGCCGGCGAGGCCAGCCACGATGTAGGCGGCATCAGGCTCATCGGCACCAACGACTGCGGCTTGGCCGGGTGCCGCACCAGAGAAGTTGCCTCCTGCTGTAGCAAAAGAGCTAGGCATGGTGTTGACAGTGGTCGCAGTCAAAAACTTTGTGATGTAACCGTACCAATCAACGCCAGCACTAACACCATTGGTAATTTTCAGTGGCTTGCCCACATCTGTCGGGAAGAAAGTGCCAACCGTGGCCGTCACTAGTTCTCCACCAGAGGGCGTAACGGTAAGCGTTCGTTTGAACAGAAATGCAAAGGTGGCCGATGACGCAAACTTACCGGTCACCCGCAGGTTTTGCCCTGGAGTCGGAGCGATATTTGAGAAAGCTCCCGGCATGCTTCCTTCGGACAACTGCCTGACATGATTGAGCGCCAAATATCCGACGCCGATGCTTGGCGACGATCTGCGGTCGAGTTGCATTTGAGTGATGGTCGGCTCATAGATTCTCTTGTCCGAAACACCGTCATATCGACAGCCTAGGGCGCCGGTAAAGTCGGGGATTGGAATTGCCGGGGAGACGCTTTGATCTATGTTGTTCGAGAAATTGACCTCGCTCACCAGTTGAGGGAAATTTGTGATAGGAAAGAACAGCGGCAGGCCGTGGGTGGTGTCCCAGGTCTTGAGGAAATTGTCACTCATTCGGATTGCGTTGGGATTGTTGCTGGGATTCACCGAACCATGCAGAGTGCAGTTTTGAATGACCAGACTGCGGAATGCGCCTTGAATGGCAATAAACGGACTAGGCGTGTCTAATGCTGAACAACCATGCAGCGTTACATCACCGCCGCCCCCGCTGCCCAATAGGAACGTGGCCTCACCCTCGCTACGGAAGCCCATAATCTGACAGATCGCATTTGGCCTGATTGCGAAGGTAGTGGTGCAAAGCGTGGACGATCCTCCAACAACATTGAAGCCGCCGCTTACTCCTGTATCCAGGCCGATCGTGTTGAAGCCCATCGACAGCATCAAAAAATTGTAATCGACAGAGTTGAAATCATTGGCGACAAAGCCGGTATCGTTCTGCGCGATCCCACATTGCGAGAATGTGCCCTCGGAAGCAGCCCCGAAGTTGGCGCCAGCCAAAACGCCAATGTGAAAACCGATGATGGCACATCTTTCAAACACGAAGTTTGCTGTTTGATTCCCGGAGCCGGACCCGTTGCCGCCGAGAGAAACGCCCGTGAGCGTGCCGCGCGCTCCGGTGGTCTGGATCGCTATGTCGCTGATGTAGAAATTGGTGCATTTGCTGATCCGTAGAACTTCCCGGTCTGTCGGTCCCCGATACCAAATTCCGCTGGTTGCATCCGTCCCGGAACCCATGATGTTGACGTGAGTCTGCGGGCCGCCGACGCCACTGCCGAATGATCCGATCGTGATAGTGTCGGTGACGTTGCAATAGTTAGGCGGCCATATCACTGTTGCGGTCGTTCCGGCCAGCGCGGCAAACATGGCGTTGAGTGCTGCGGTGTCATCGGTCAGATTGTCAGCTACAACGCCGAAGTTTGCCGGATAAATCCACGGGCCGGTCAGCACGTTGGAGGTAAGAGCTGCGACGTCGATCTTGACGCGCGCAAAAAGGATAGCCGTGGTTCCGAGCGTGCCGCCGGCATTATTGGTGTTCATCCATACCGTGAACGCATTCGCTGTTCCACCCGCGACCGTGATCAGCGAGCCGAGCAGTTCGGCATAGGTGTCGAACGCGGTCGAGCGGGTTGCCGGCGTGGCGGCGCCGTTCCAGAGATAGACGCCGTTCTGGCTGCCGACCGTCTGGTCCTTGGCGAGGAACGTGTTGGTCGCGGCCATGGTGACGCCGTCGATCGTGGCGCCAGGCGCAGCCAGGTTGATGTTGGCGGTTGATGCCGCGTTGACCGTTCCGCGCAATCCTACGGCAAGCGATAATGCGGCGGCGCTCAAGGCCGACGGCTGGGCGTTCGAGTCGTAGGTGGCGACCAGCCCGGCGCGGTTGGCTGCAGTCGGAATCTGGCTCAGGCTTTCGCCCGGCCGACCCAGCAGGGCGCGCCCGGTCACATCGTTGAGCTTGTCCCAGGTCTCGCGGTTTTGCGCGACGACGTCGGTGATCAGCTGGTTGAGGTCGCGCGCGGCAACTCCCCGGTTCTCGGCAAATTGCGAGGTCCGGCGCGGCCGGCGAGCTCCGACGATCTGCAGGGTTCCGGTGGCCGGCAGAATGAGCGAGACCGAGGCATTGGTGATCGGCCGCGCCACCGTAGCCAGGCTGCCCGACGGGATCGTGAGCACCCATTGTGAGGTGGCTGTGAGCAGAACACCGTTGAGCCAAACCTCAATCCAGCTGTCGTAGTCGGTCCCATCGCCATAGATGGCGAACGGGACCGCGAACGGGCCGGTTGACGCCGTGGGCGCGTAGGCCACGCGGCGCTCGGTGTCGGGCAGGGCGGGAACGGCGACGGGGCTTGGCATGGTGGACGATTGCCGGGCCGGTCAACCTCTGGCAACGCACCTAGATTGTGACCTCGAATCCAACCTCTTCGATCGTCAGGGGTCCAGAAGTATCCTTGGCAATTTGCCAGCGCGGGTCGTGCGATCGGCCGAGCGGGCGATCGTGATAAGCCTGTTCGCGCAAGACCGGCGGCTGCGTTGGGTCCTCGTCTTGGTTCCACGCCTCGATGCGGCGCTGCGTCATGACGGTGCCGTAGGCGGGCAGGAGCGGGCCGCTCTGACCGCTGTAGAGTCGCTCCATCACGAAACCTGTCGAGTTTGTAACATAGACTTGCGCCTTGCGAATGCGGCGTTTTTTGATGCGCTGGCCGATGTCCTGGCCGCCTTGCGCCGGCGGGACGAACGGCTCGAGCACGGCAGTCCACGCCTGCCCGACCACCAGATTGGCCGACGTGAGATCCTCGCCGGCATTGTTCTGCGGGATCAGGAACCCGTTGGCGTCGACCAGATAGGTGCCCATCATACGGGTGCCGAGTGGACCGTCCATCACGTCGACGCTGCCTCCCGCGATGTACCACAGAGGCCCCTTGCCCCCTGGGATGGGCAGGCCGGATGGTTGGGTGTTGTAGAGTTGCGAGGTATCGAGATAGCGCGAGTTGTCGAGTTGTTCGACGAGCGGCGACCCGCCGATGAGCGTGTAATCCGTCGTGAACAGAATGGTGGCGCCCCTGCACGACACCCATTGCGCCGGGCCGCTACTGCTCCATGGCGTGAAGCCAACGGCATCCTCCAGATCGTTGCTCTTGCCAAGGCTGTATTTGCCGCACACCACTGATCCATCGGCGTTGAGAGCAAACATATAGCGCTCGTTGAACGTCTCGGATGCGGTCATGACGGCAAGCGCCTTGACAACTCCGAACAGATGGTTGCTCAAATCCGTGATGCAATCAGTCTTGTAGGCGCGGGTGTAAGAACCAAAAATCTTGACCACGTAGAGACTATTCAGTCCTGCCCCGACATAGACGATGATTTCCTCGATGCGCCGCGGCTGCACTTGACCGACCTCGTCATCGGAAATCAGGCTGAATCCAACCGAGCCTGGCTTGAGCGGATTAGCCGGAGTGATCTGGATGTAGAACAGGCCGCGGTCGCAGAACACAAACTCGGATGCGTCCATGCCGGGAATGACGAAAAAAACCTGTCTGTTGCCCGGCACAAATTCAAGAATTGCGTCGGTCGAAAGTCCATCCTGGGCGAAGGCGTCGGGATAGAAATCGGTGAAGTCGAGCACCGCCGACCACGCGATGGCCTTAGGCAGAGCCGGAAAATTGCAGAAGCCGAGCCGGTTCTGGTCGACGAAGACCGATTGCGGCCAGCCCTGATAGGCGTTCATCACCTCCTGATCCCAGATCACGGAAGCGCCGGGAGCGACATCGCCAACGGAAACGATCGTGCCGACGAAAGCAGCCCCATCAAAGAGGGTGCCGCTGGGGCTAAAACGAGCTGCTGATACCAATTCTACGACCAGACTAGGGGCCGCCACCGAAATCACGGTTCCTACCGCTCCGCCGACGCCAGTTACGACGTCGCCTGTGACCGGAGTAGAAGTAAACCCTGCAGTCAGGATGGACTGCCTATTGCTGGAGAGCGGCTCATTGATCGTCGCGGTGCCGGTGGTTGGCCCCGTCACCGTCGCAATGGTCATCTGGCGGCCGTTAAAGCGGATGCGCGTGCCGACCATGCCGGCGACCAGCACGGCGGCCGAGAATGTGATGTTGATCGTCCCCGTGAGCGCGCTCACCGTCAACGTGATGCCCTTCGGCGCAATGCGAGAGAACAACGTGCGCTTTTGCGCGCCACCAAGAATCTTCTCGGCAAAATCTGCCGCCGTCCAGGTGATCAAGCCGTCCCAAGTCAGGACGCGCGGCACCATGCCGGGAAAGGTGATGTAAATCGACTTGTCGTAGAGCGCCCAGACGATATTTTGCAGCGTCGCCGAGGTCCACGGCCGCGCCGTATCCGTGAACACGATCGTGCCGGTGGCGTCGCGGATACGCAGCGTCCCGTTGCCGAATGAAATGTCGTAACTGACGTTGGGCGCGATGATGAACCGCTCGGTGCGGCCATCCTGCAGATATAGTGCCCTGCGGCCTGGGCGATTAGTGACGCCCTTGGCATTGAGAATGCGAAAATTGGAGAGTTGCCGCGCGCCGGCCATCGTGAGCGGGTTCTTGATATCCCGCTTCACCTCTGGATCGAGCTCGCCTGCACTGAAATCGGTTTGCGGCTTGATTTCCGAGGGCATCGGCTAGTTTCCAGGCTGCCCGGTTCCGCTCCAATTCGTCTGCGGTGGCCATGGGCGACGCACCCGGCGCGACATTGCCAGCCGTGAGTTGAAGAATGCCTGTCGCGGCTTCTGCTGGTCGGATTTCATCTTGGCGCGCGTGAGCACCGCCATCGCGGCCTGCTCGGCCTGTGCCGCCGCGGGCAAGTCCTCATGCAAGCCGCGATAGATGCCGGCGACGACGAATTCCTGCAGCGCGAGCACGAACGTCGGCGTGCCGTTCTCGATGTCGGAATTGTCGGTCGATAGATACTTAATGCTGACCGGGCCGGGAATGCCCATCGAGCGTGTGACGATCTGGCCGGAGAGGATGGTGTAGAGCGCCGGCCTGTCGTTCTGTCGGACCCAGATAATGTGAAGGCAATCAGACGGAATGGCGTAGGAGCTGTCAAACTGGTCGTCGGCCGGGGAGGTGGGCAGTTTCGTCAGGTTGTTGACCACCTTAGTTTGGGCGACCCAACCGTGATCCTCGAGCGCGAAGGCCAGCGCCCGCTCATAGGCCGGCGAGGCGACGGTATACTCGTCAGAACCGTCCTCGAGCACGGCGCACTGATAATCGCCGGTGATCGCCAGCGCCGAATTCAGCACACTCAGCTTGTCGAGGGGCCACTGCACCATGCGGAGACGGTGCTCCGCTGTCCGGCCTGCGGCAACGCACCGCTAAAGGCTGAGAGGGCGGACGGCGTCGATTATCGAATCGCGGATGTACAGATGGCCGCCCTTGCGCGAGAACTCGTTGATCTCGACCGTCTCGACGTGGCTGTTGGCCACGTAAATCGTATCGCCGGGACCCGCCGCTTTCATTGCCTGCCACATCGTAGGGAACGGATTTGCGGGACTTTTCCCAAACGGGACAAATCCATCAGTGGCCCAAATCGGGTCGACAGCGCTCATCCCCGCCATTGTGCAGACATACCAGACGCCCGGCTCGCGCATGACCACGCCGCGCAACGGCATCAGCGCATTAGCACGCACGATGGCCGGGGCGGCGAAGGTGGAGAGCAAGCCGGTCAGAAATCCGCGGCGATCCATGTGACGTTTCTAGCACCATCAGCCGCCGGTGTGAACCGTCATGGTTCCCACGTCGGTCACGTAATGCGGGATCGGCGGGACGTCGCCGCCGATCAGCGTGCCCGAGGACGAGCCGACGCCGAACGCCTGGCCCAGCCCCACGGCGAGCCCGACGCCCGAGCCGGCCACGTTGGCGACGCCTACCGCCGCCGCTGCGCCGCCGCCATCGGCATTACCGACGCTGGCCGCGAACGAGGCCCCGATGGAGGTCGCCGCCCCGAGCCCGATGGCGAGGCCGACCGATGGCGCCGCGCCGGCACCTGTGGCGCTCGCCGTGCCCGTGCCGGCCGCTGTCCCGACCGCTGGCGCCGCAGCCGCCCCGAACGCCGTGGCCGTGCCCACACCATCGGCGCTGCCGACGCCCGTGATGGTCGCCCGGCCGACCGCGCTCGCCGCGCCTGTGCCAACCGCCGATCCGACCGAGGGGGCCGTCGCCAGCCCTGCGGCTGCTGCCGCACCGACGCCTGCGGCATTGCCCGCCGTCGCCGCGGTGCCCACACCCACCGCAGCGGCCGTGCCGGTGCCAACGGCGAGTCCGGCCGGGCCCGAGGCAATACCGATCGCCGCGCCTACGCCTGCGGCGTTACCGACCGAGGCCGCCGTGACCGTGCTGGTAGCGGTGGCCGCACCGGTTCCCGCGGCATTGCCCACGGTGGGCGCGGCGCCTGCCCCGACCGCGGTAGCGGCGCCTGTGCCGGTCGCGCTGCCGACCGTCGGGGCGCTCGCGGTTCCAACCGCGGTGGCCGCACCGGTTCCCGCTGCGTTGCCGACGCTGGCGACGGTGGCCGCGCCGACCGCTGTTGCCGCCCCGGTGCCGGCGGCTGTGCCGACAGCCGCGGCCGTAGACACACCGACGCCAGTGGCGGCCCCCACGCCCGCTGCCGAGCCGACGGTGGCGGCGGTGCCGAGGCCAACGGCGGTGGCCGTGCTGGTACCAGTCGCCGATCCAACGGCACTGGAAAGGGTGGCAGTAGAGCCGACCGCGGTCGCTGCGCCCGTGCCGGCCGCATTTCCAACGGCCGCCGCCGTTGATCGGCCAACCGCGGTGGCCGCACCGGTCCCGGCGGCGGCACCAACGGCGGCGGCCGTGGATCGACCGACTGCGGTGGCGGCGCCGGTCCCGGCTGCGGCGCCAACGGCCGTGACCGTGGCTTGGCCGATCGCAGTGGCGGCACCTGTGCCGGTCGCGGAGCCAACGCCGGGTGACGACACCGTCCCCAGGAACAGCGCCGGCAATTCATATTCAGGAACAACTTGAAAACCTGCGTTGTAAATCGAATTTATCTCAAGAGCCGAGAGTGCCCTTGTATAGAAGCGCACATCGCCTATGAATCCCGTATAAGAAGTATTTACAGCGTTCACCGCAGCATTACTGAATGCACAATACCCAACACAAAGAAAGGTGCTTGAAAAGCCGGAGAAAGGCGTTCCAACACCTATGCTCCCTTGAGAAACGCCGTCTATGTACAGCGTAAGAGTTGAACCACCAATGCAAACTGCGGCAGCATGATGCAATAATCCGTCGTTGAACGCGGCTGATGAAACAACAGCTTTTTCCGCGCCATCATATACACGAGCAGCAATTTTGCCAGTTGAATTTCCTATCAAGATTATTCTATCAGAAAAGCTGATACTTGAGCCGTCCTGATTTTGATTAATACCGACTATAGATGCTCCGTTTGCAGTGGTAGTGCTGAACCAACAGGTTTGCGTGTAAGTCTGTATTGCGCTGCCATTCCCCCAATTTTTGTTTGTTTCGACATTTTGTTGTAGGGTATTATCTAATTGAACACCACTAAGACCATTTCGAGCTTGAACAATAGATGGCTTCGTTGAGAGAAAGGTGTGTAATATGGCGTTGTTGCCATTCCCGCTGTAATCATTAAGGCCATAGAATGGCAGCCAGGTGACAAGACCATTTGCGTTGTCAATGGCCGGGGCAGGCAGAACAGTGAATCGTGAGAATGGCGGCGCTGGCATCACGCCATCCTATGCAATGGACCTATTGTAGGTTCGATATTGGCAAGTGTTTCCACTCGACCCGACCAAGGTGGCACCTGCCTGATTGTAGAATACGAATTTGAACGATCCCGGCGGGAGAATGATACGGGTCAGGTTTCCCACAATGGCCGCCGCGCCAGTGTTGAATCCGATGTTGCCGACCCAATAATTGCCAGGAGGCGGCCCGGCAGCAGACGTGCCAAAGCGTCCGTCGCCGTAGGTCGTGCCGTCCTTGTTGAGCGGATAGAGATAGATGCCGATGTAGTTTGGCGCAGCGGCGGTGATTGAGCCGAGCGCAATCGACAGATCGGCAAATATGTCGAGCGCCGTGCCGTTGGTGATGTTGAGGTCCGACAGGATCGCGTTGCCATTGACGATCGAGTTGAGCGTTGCCGTGCTGAATGCGTCGGTCCAGGTAAGTCCGACGCCGGCACCAGCAATCCATTTCTCAACGCTCATGGCATCACCTTCTCGCGCAACCAGCGAGCACGCTGTGCCTCACTTCTTGAATTGTTATCACGAAACCTTTGTATGCAAATCTCAATTTGTTGTTTTCTTCTTAAAGACATTAACGTCCACAACGTCATCATTAAGCCAATTCCGGCCTTGCCGCATAATTGCCACCGCCAAATAGGGTTTCCCGTATGCATATTGTGGCGATAAATATGGCCGCCAAATAAGCGCTGTAATCTTTCCAATGGTTCAGTGTTCGTTTGCCCTGCATTGACGCTGAATGTTGCTGATCGACGAACAATGCCAGTTGCATGACGTTTTTGGTACGATCCAGTAAACGATCCCTCGCCTTCAAGAAATCCGGCGGCCCAATAAATATCGGTCATCTCCACAGCCATCAGGTAAGCCCTCCGGCCGCGACAAGATCATCGAGGGAAACCGGGGAGTTCAGGGCGCCACCGCCCTGCGCGATTGTCGCCTGCCACCACGGGATTGTGGTCGTGTCCAGCGGCGTGACCAGCGCGGACAGATTGGCAAGCGTTGTTGTCTTGCCGGCAAACAACGCCTGAATGCCAAGCCTGATCGACGATCCAACCGAAGCGTCGACTTGCGATCCGGCGAGCAGTAGCGTCAATTGACTGACCTGCAATTGCGTGAGCGCGGCAAGGTCGGCAAAGACGATCGAATTGAGAATTTGCGATGGCGCTAGAATAGCCTTGCCGGGCGGCCCGGCTACCGTGATGGCGTTGATCTGCGCCAGCTTGGCCGCGGTCGTTCCCGGCGTAAGCGTCGCCCATTTGGCAATGAGTGCAGTGTAATAGGCCATGTCACTGTTGCTTTGCCTCTTGGTAGGCCGCCTGCATGCGCTTCTTGACCTCCTCGGGATCGGTGGCGCCCTCGGCATATGCCTTAGCGATGGCGTCGGACATCGCCTTCTGCAAGCGCTTGCCCGTCTCTGGGTCCCTCGACGTGACTGCGGTGCCGACCGCCTCGACCAGGCCCAATTTTTTCTCGCTCATCCGCGTGGCCTCCACCATCTTTTTGATAGTCGCAACTCCATTGGCAGCATCGAACCGCAGCCGCCGTTATAGCGCTCGCGCAGCCAGCTATCCGAATAACGTCGCATGCTCAGAGGAAGGGATTCCGCGCCCGTGCGCGCCATGTGCAGGGTCAACAGGGTTTCGCGTTCGTTCGATGGTTGATCGAGATGTGGGGCAACGTGCTTCCACAGCCGCATCATGCCGCGGACATCAAGCTCCGCGAGGCATCTGCGAAACTCCGCGGCATGAGCAAGCGCCTGATCCATCGTGTCTCATCAGCTTGAGAGGGCTTTGTGCCCGATATTGTGAGAGCCGCAGTCGAGGCAATACATCGCAGTGTGCTTCCCGTGCTTTCCTTGACGCAGTTCAAGATTTTCTGGGCGATTGTCGGTCTTGTCGCCGTTGATGTGGTGAACGGTCTCGGTCGGCAGCAGCACGCGACCGAGATTGCGCGCGAGGACCAAGCGGTGCTCAAGAACATAACGCGACGCGCCCCGGTTTTTCTGTGCCATCGGTGCCATCGGATCATCCGGGGCAATCCACACGTTCACGTATCCCTGAGTATCCACCACACGACCGCCGCGCCAATGGGGGCCAGATGGGCCAATCAACTTTGAACGCACCAACTCGGGATGCTTATCGTTGAAAAAATGCATCATCGTGTTGTAGTGCCTTCCCATCTTTTGAGCGACCTCATTGAAGGACAGGCCGCTTTCGTAGAGAGCCTTGGCAGTTTCCATTTCTTGCGACGTCATTTTCGGTTTGGAGTCTCTGATTTCAACGCCTGCCCTTTTCAGGGTATCGAGCACCGTTTCCGTCAAACAACCGTGCGCCCTAGCTATCGAACTCGCTGACTTGCCGCTCCTGTACTCAGCCAAAACTACATCCAGCGCATCGCCTTGGAATCTCCTGGCCACCATTTGATTTCTCCATGTTATGATACATGAAGCTGTATCAAGTAGTGGAGTAGATTTAAACCCTATTACCACACCTCCTGCCAAATACTTGATTTTCCTAATCAATCCAAGGTAATCGCTGTGGCGACTGTGAGGGACGGCGTCACCCCCGAACCAACTACAATGTTCGGGGTGACCGTTCCGGACCACAGGATTGCCGTTGCACCGCCGCCGGTCTTGCCGGTGGAGAAGAACGTCACGGTCCCTGACCCACCCGTTCCGGCCGGGAAGGTGATCGAGGCGGTGGGGTTGACGGTCGTCGGCGAGGTGCCGCTGACCGCCCAGCCGGGTGTGGCCGTGGTACGCGGGACGGAGACGCGCGCGTATGAGGTGTAGGTGGTTTCGCTCGACGACATGGTGCCGGCGTCGGTCGGGTCGGCGGTGTGCAGCGCGACGTCGACGTTGGTCTGCGGCGTGGTCGCGGCGTTGTCCGCGTAGTTGGCCCAGGCCGTGGCGTTGAAGATCAGTTTGAGGATATTGGCTTCTGTGCTGTCGCTGATGCTCATCCCGCGAGCTCCTTGAATTTGGCAATGCGGGCATCAAGCGCCGCGCGCTTTGCCTCGTATTCCTCGAACTGGATCCTGACTTGGTTCTCTTTGACCTGTGCGAGGTTCTCGCGCTGCCCGACCTGATATTCCCGGTCGGCGAGCACCTTCGTGGCCGCGGCCGAGTCATCGGCAAACTGCTGCTGCTCCTTGCCAAACGCCTTGAGCCGCTCGGCCAAATCCTTTTCCATCTTGTCCAGGTCGGCGGCGCGCTGCGCGCTCTTTTCAATCAGGGCATTTGACCGCGCTGCCATCGCCTCGGACTCGGCTATGTCCTGCTGCGCCTTGGCGGACGCGGCTTCGCTTTCGGCCTTTGCCTTCTCGAGCGCGGCTTGTTGCGCCTGCAGGTCGGCGATCAGCTTCTTGACGCCATCCGGATCGGCCGTCACAGCCTGCAGGACCCCAATGAAGCCAATGGCTGCATTGAGGTCTGCTGGCGGTACGCTCGGTCCAAGACCCGGCAAGGAACGTTCCTTCAGGTGTTGGCGATCGTGGCCAGCTTATGGCCCCCAATCACCTCGAAATATTCGGTCTGGTTGGCCGCCATCCGCGCGCTATCGACGGTCGCCGTCGGGTTGACGCCGATCGCAATCGAGCAGATGACGTCGGTGTTTACCCGGATCAGTCGGGTGTCCAAGCCGAAAGCCGTGGACTGCGTCGATCCCGCGGCAACGGCGACGGTTTGCGATGTCAGATTCGGCCACTTGACCGTCTGCATTCCGGCGACGGACCCGGCGTTGAACTCGGTGATCTGGACCTTCGCCATCGCATAACCTTGCTGCCGGCTTTAAACCGGGTTTAAACCGGTTTGTGGACGAGGGGGGCCGTGCCCGCCGCGGCCTTGTCGGCGGCGTCCTTGGCGAGCTTGCGCTCGTACAGGGCCTTTGCGGCGCCAGCCAGCGGCCGGCGCGGCGCATTCGGATCGGGCCGCGGCGGCGGGCTCGCCAGCAGCGCCTTGGCGGCGGCAACCTTGTCGGCCTCCTCCTTCTCCTTGGCCTCCTTGAGAGCCGCGGCCTCCACGAGGGCGACCGCCTCGGCGCGGGCCTTGGCGTCGGCAACCATCTCGGCCTTTTCCGCTTCCGTCGGCTCGAGCGGGGGCGGCGGGAGCGGCGCCGGACCTGGCCGGCCTTCCTTCTTGGCGGCCTCGGTGGCCTCGGCGTGGGCCTTGGCACGAGCGGCGCGGGCCTTCTCGGCGTCGGCCTCCGACCACGGCAACAGGCTCCATTCGTCGGGATGCATGGCAACCGCCGATTGCGCGTCGACCGTGTACATCGTCACCGGCCCCTGATCGATGTGGTGGACGACCTTCTGCATTGCTTCCGTCATGGTATCTTCTCCATCAGGAGCCAGCGTTGATCATTCCGGCGCCGTAAGTGTAACTGCCGACATCAACGCCTTGGGCATCGAGAATGTGGGACGACGGGGCGCCCGAGCCGACTTGCTGGATGACCTTTTCCAGCAAACGGACGATCTGCCGCCGTTCAGAATCTTTCGTCTCGCCGAAATTCGACGTCGGCGTGGATTCGGTAGTAATCGTCAGCGTGAAGTTGCCTGCCATAGTGTCCTCTTAGACATCGATGCCGGCCTTGCTGATCCATGACGTGACCGTGACCGTGGGGCCAGTCCCGGCCATCGTCACCTGGCAGCGCAGATAGCGGTAGACGATGCGCTGCATCAGGTTGGTGGCCGGAATCTGGAACAGCGTGCCCGCGGTCCCGGTTGGCGGGATGGCCGGCGTGACGCCGAGCAGAGTCGCGATCTGGCGCAGCGCCGCGGTGGCGGCAAGATCGTGGAAGGCCAGTAATTCGACATTGCCGTTGCCGAAAGCCACGTCGTTCGAGCCCAGCAGATGAAACTTGTAGCTTTGATCCGGCGTGAGCAGGATGCTGGTGATGTTCATCGCCCAGATGAAATCGGTGCGGCCGGCCCCGGACGACGGGGTGGCACCGCCGAGGTCGAGCTGACCGGAGTTGAGATTGTTGAGGAAGCCGGTGGCCGCAATCACCTGCGCCGAGGTGAAAGCATTCGCGGCGTCGTAAGGCGTCGCATAGAACGGCACCTGCGACGGAACTGTATTGGCCGTGAGAGCCATTGATATCTCCTATCCGTCTTCAGGCGACGATCGTCGCGCTGGTGATCGAGGTCAGCCGGGCAATCGCGCGCGGATGCTCGCGCACGATGCCCCAATCCCATTTGATGTGTGTCGAGTCGAACGGCTGCCCGACCATCGGGCCTTCCGCCATCATGGTAAGTGGCGTCTGCTCGATGCAATAGAAGCCGCCATCCCTAAAGCTGACGCAGTAGATCGACGATGTGGTGGCGGTGCCGCCGCCGGCGCCGACCTCGGTGAACGGCAAGAGGTCAGGCGAATCGTCGGGCTCGTAGCCGAACAGAATCGGCAGGCCCTTGAACTTGATGATGCGCCGGCCGAAGTCGTCCTCGGCATAGGCCACGGTCTGGTTGACCAGTGAGTTGTTGCGCGCCGCAGCGTCGAAGAACGGCATCAGCCCGCGCGGGGCGATCCAGTGCGTCGGCTTGTTCACCAGCCAGTAGAGCTGATCCATGTTGGCGAGCGAGAGCGCAGCGCCGTTGGCAACCACGGAATTGTTGATCAGGTTCACGCCGGTCGTATTGCAGCGCGCCTGCAGACCGTCGGGCGTGCGAACGTTGGAGCCGTGATCGCCCTTGACGACGTTCTGGCTGAAATACTGCCCGAGCGCGATGCTCTTGAGCCGCTCCTGTCGATACTTATGCTCGGTGCCGAGCCGGTCGATGATGGCGCGGTCGACAAAAATGTACTCGTCGATGAAAAATGTATCTTCCTCGCGCAGGTTGAACGAGCCGGTCTGCTGATTGCCGGCCTCGTTCAAGCCGCGGAAGCCGACCGTCGGCAGCGAACCGATGTCGAGGAAGGCGCGCTTGCCGAACTGTGCCGGCAGCACCGGCAGCGCCCGCATGACGTCCGAATTCTCCACCATGTTCTCGACGAAGCTGCGGGTCGGATCGTTCTCGGCCAATCCCTTGGTGTATTCGAGGAACGTGATCGGCGTCGAAATGGTAGCGGTGATCGAGACCATCTAGCGGTCCTCCGTCAGCGAGCCGCAGTGTTGCGGGCGCGTTGTTGATCCTGCGCAAAGCGGCGCTGCTCGAAACTCATGTTCTCGTAGCCGGGGATTTTGCCGTTGGCGTCGGTGTTGGTGCGCCCGTTGGCGGAGAACGCCGGAGCACCCTGCGAGACAAACTTTTGCATGACGGTCTCCAGCGCCTCGACCGCGTCGGCGCGCGGTGCCATCTGCAGCACGTTGACCATGCCCGCGGCCTTGTCGCCTGCCATCGCGGTCATCCAGTCGGTGACGGCCTTGATGCGGTCGCCGGCGGTGGCTCCGAGCTTGGCGAGCTCCGCGGTCTTGGCGGTCTCGAATGTCTGCGCCTCGCCCACACGCAAGGCCGCGACCATGTCGAGGCCCTTGGTGAATTGTGTCTGATCGAGGCCGCTTTCCAGCGCGAATTGCCGGTACTGCGCCACGATCGGGTCGGTCTCGTTCAGCTTGAACTCGAGGCCCTGCGGCGGCTTGAAAGTGGGCGAGAGACCGAACTTGTAGTCCTCGGGCTTCTGCGGGCGGGTGAGCCTGCGGCTTTCGTCGGCTGCCACGCGCGCGGCGTTGTCGCGCACATACTGGCCAAAGGTGTCCCTGGGTGAACCCTTCTCGGCGTCCCAATGCGGCTCGGGGATATAGTCAGGACGTGCGGGCGGCGGCGGGGCTATCCCAGCCGGCGACTGTGTCGTCTGGGCCGACGCGGCGGCCGGCGCCGCGCTTGCGGTTTGCGATGACTGGCTTGCTTGCGAGGAAGACGACTGGCCGCTCGCTTGGCCGCCCGTGGCGGTCACTGTCTGCTGTTCGTCCGGCACTCTCGTCGATTCCTCTTGCCATCTTGCTCATCAAATCGTGCGCGAGACTGCGGCGGCCATGTTCGGCGCGCAACGCACCGTCCGAGGGATCGCCGGGCAGGCGGGCAATCGCCACTTTTTGCAGGAAGGCGTAGAGCAGCGCGCCGTCCGGTGTCATCGCGATGCGATCGAGCGCATTGGCAATGTCGCCGTCATCTATAGTGTCATTCATGCTGCTATCCCCGGTGTTGGCGGCGGATTGGGCGCCTCGGCGCCTTCCGGCCGCTGCCGGCCCTGCACCAGTTGCGCGATCTGCGCCACCGCCTGCTTGACATCGTCGGGCGCGCGGAACTTGAGCAGCGTCACCCGCATTTTCTCGAGGATGGCTTCCATCGACATCTTGCCGTCGATCAGCACCTTGAATTCCTCGGGGAAGGCGCCGCCGAGTATCTGGATGGCCTTGACCGCCATGCCGACCTCTTGTTGCTCGGCCGCCGCCTGCGCCGGATTGCGCGGCTGCAGCGACACCAGCACGCCGTCGACTTTGAATTGCGGAATGGTCCTGGCGCGCTCGAGCAAATGCTGGAAACGCATGAAAATCTTGGCCGGCACCTCGCGCCAGAACGGCAGGCCCGGCGTACCGATGCGGCGCTGCGCCCGCGCCATCTCGTCGAGCCATTGCCCCAGAGTCGGTGGGGTATCACCGGTCTGCTGCGGAAAATCCACGAAGAACAGCCGCCGCAGCCGATGCTCCTTCTGCTCGTACTGATAGACCCCGGCATCGGGCGGCCCGAGTTGGTACATCGGCTTGACGTCGACCGCATCGCCGCGCTCAACCGGATAGGCCATGTTCGACTCGAAGCCCTGCTCGACCTGGCCATAGGTCGCCACCGGGAAGGTGATCGGCGGCGCAATGTGCATCTCGACGTTCTGGATCAGCATCGCCTCGAGCTCGTCGATCTGCCGCAGCGACGGCAATGCCTGGATCATCGGCCCGAGGCCCCACGGCCAATCGGCCGACGGATTCCAGCGCCCCACGATCAGCGGGCAGGAGCCCTCGCCCTGCAGCGCGCCGTCGTCGACCAGCTTGTCGCCGACATAGACCACGCGCTGCCACCATTCGTCGTCCATGCGGTCCCAGAGCCGCCAGAAGCCGAACCGCACCTCGGTTTCCCGTTCCGGCTGGTCATTGACGGCCTTGGGCACCTCGGGGACTTCGCGTTCGATCTTGGCCCAAACCGCCTCACCCACCAGCTCGCGCACATAGGAGTTGCGGGTGTAACGGATCGCCCAGCGGTCATCGATCTCGCCGTAGGGGCCGAGATTGCATTCCAATTCACGCAGCGGGATCGACCAGACGGTAATTGCGGCAGAGGGATGTGGACGCTCGACCCACAACGCCACCGTGCCGATCGCCAGGTCGGGATAGAACGACTTGGTGAGCTCGGGATAGAGATTCGACGCCTTCATGGCCGAGAATATCTTCTGGTCGGCCTTGCGAACGTCGTCCTTGACCTTGTCCCAGGCATCATCGAGCAGAAACATGCCGGGGCCGCGCTCGCACCACGGCTGGCCTTCCGGCATGTAGGTGTTGACCGCCTCGGTGACGAATTCCTGAGTGAGGTCGAACGCCAGGTCGGTGTTGAGCTCGACCGCGTCCTGATAATGTGTGGCCGGCGGCTTGCTGGTCGATTCGACGGTGCGCATGCGATGCGGCGCGGTGAAGAAATAGCACTCGCGGAAATCCATGATCCAATGCGACTTGGCCTGCCGGCAATGCTTTAGCCGGGCGAGACCTTTCTGCTCGAGCGTCTGTTCCGCCATCAGGCGGCCAACGGCGATTTGAGCGGATTGAGCGGCGGGGATGCGCCGCCCTGCGCCAGCGAGAGCAGCGAGGCATAGCGTGCCATCACCGCGGCACTATCGCCCGAGGTCAGCGTGCCGTAGCGCGCCTGCAGCGAGTTGGTCTCGCCGGTCATGCGCGCCTGCACCGCGTCGATATTGTCTTGGCGGTTCTGCGCGGTCAGCGCATTGAAACCGGGATCAATTGGCGCCGATTTGTACTGCGGTGCGTCCATCATGGGAGGATTGCCCCGACATGGACGCCTCGCAACGCACCATTAAGGATAGGAAAATTCGCCGAACAGCCGTTTGGAGGCTTCGACGTAGGCGGCATACGCCTCCTCAGCAGTGTCAAATAGTCCGAGGTAGGTTTGTTTACCGCCATCATGAATTTTGGCGCGGTAGCGCCCTGATGGACGCAAATGAACTCCCCTAAAGCCGGATTTGTTGATCCGCGGTATTTTCCGATAATGACAATTCTGGGAACCACTCGCCTCGCGCAGGTTGCACCATCGATTATTCGCCTTGTCAAAGTCGCGATGATCGATTTGCGCGACCGGGTCTCGGCCCGTCATCATTTTCCAGATGACGCGGTGTGCTCCATAATTCAGGCCATCAATTGTGACATGAAGGTAGCCGGCCCTGCTCCGGCTGTGGATCACATGGCCAGGTCTGCTCCTACTCTTGGACCGCAGAGCGCCCGTGTCCGGATCATATTCGAATTTGCTATGGAGATATTCCGAGGGCGGCAGCGGATTGATTTTGAGCGGCATGAGGGACCTCCTGCTCGAATGCTACCCCACCAGCGCGCAAACAGTCTCGGTAAAACGAATCTGGCCGCAACGATCTTGTGTGTAATCCAATGAGTCTTTTCATAGCTGGTACACAAAAACCAAACACGGGCATCCGCAATGTTCCACGTGAAACCTTTCTCATCGCGATGACGTCCGCGCTGGCAATCCACACACTGATCACCGCGTTGGCCGCGGGGCCGTCGGCCGCGACGAACACCTCAAACCCGGAGAGGCCGACGTCGACGAATTGCCAGATGTGAAGGAACGGCACATAGCCGTAGGCCCGCACATGCTTGTAGCGCCCGAGCGCGAGGTGAGACCACCAGCCGACCGGCTTGTGCTCGAACACCAGGTTCCAGACGACGGGGCTGGAAACCAATGGCCCTGAAATTATCTCAATCATCCCTAAAGAGATACCGAGGCTCCATTCCGGCTGGGGGGCTGGGGAGGAACAGGAGGTTTGGAGCCTCGGGCCTTGCAAACGGGAAATTAGGTTGCACCCGCCCGGCTCGCAACGCACCGACCGCGGCCTCGTCCTAGTTTGGCCCGTCGGTCCTGCGCACCAAAAGGATTTAATGAAATGCGCAGCAGTCACTCCTAGGCGTGAATCCTCCGCATCGACCGCCGCTGGAAAACCTTGACCGGCGCCAGGCTGCCAACCTGCGGCCGCCCGGTCATGCGCCGGCCTTCCCCGAGCCCCAGCACCATGTATTCGGCCGCATTGCAGACGTGCGAGTACTTGTTCTTGCACGGCCGCAATTCCCCGGTCTCGTCCTTCTCGTTGAAGTACCGGCCCTGCATGCCGACATTATAGGTCCGACACATCGGCGATGACAAATGCCTGGGCTTGCCGTCGCTCATCTCGCCCAGCAAATGCGCCATCGCATCGACCCGCGTCGCGATCATGTTCTGCTTGAGATTGGGCGGCGCGCGCACCGGCATGTCGTTGGCCGCGAATATCTCGTAGGCCGTGCGCTCGTCGGCCTGCCCACGGTCCTGCCCCTTCGGATCGCCCCAGAAATGAAACCGCGACAAGGCGTGGTCGGGATAATGCCGCGCGATGAAGCGCTTGAGCTTGGGCGCAAACACCGCCGCGCCCTCGTTCGACCCGATCATCTCGTACTGGATCAGCACCCGGTTGTTGATCGATTGCGAGAACAGCGCCGCCGGCGAGCGCCCGAAGTCCAATCCAACGTCGACATCATAGAGCGAATTGGGCTTGAGCACCTCATTGCCGATATGCACCTCGCGCCGGAACATCGGATAGACCGGCGAGCCCTCGACCACCAGCACCACCCGCACCATCAGCCGCGAATCGATCCACGCCTTGCTCTTGCCAATGATCTGCTTGGAATAATAATCGTCGTCCAGATTGGAAATGTTCTCGGCATAGGGGTTGGTCTTGTAGCCGCTCACCACGCCATGCTGGTCGCTGAGCTCGATCAGGGCTGGCGGCTGCAGATAGAACCCCCACTCGTCCGGCCACTTACCTAGCGCAATCGCCTCCTCGTCAGTCAATCCCGGCGGCAACTCCACCATGCCGGTCATGATCGCCAGCCAGTGATCGTCGTCCGGCGCGTTGGCATCGCCGAAAATCCCCCGCCAGGTCGCCCCGCCCTCGTCCTTCGATGGATAGCGCAAGCGGCTGCTCGCCTCGTCCCAGATCGTCTTGTCGATGTACTGCAACTCGTTGAACACAATCCCGGTGTATTCGGTCGAGCGCAGCTTGCGCACGTCCTCGGGCTTGTCGAGCGCCATGAAGTCGACCTCGCACTGCACAATCGTCCCATCGCCGGTCGGGTGCGGAAACTTCAACCGATGCGACGGCGGGACCGACCAGTTCATCGGCCCGTAGACATGCTCGGGCACCAACTCGGTCCAGGTGCGGATGGTCGACTTTTTCAAATCCGGGTAGGTCGTCCGCACCACCGCCCAGCGCGATTTGCGCAAGCCATCCCGCGTCGACGGCCGCTGCTCCTGCGCGTGCCGCATTAGCCGCGCAAACAACCCATGCGTCTTGCCGGAACCAAGCGGCCCGCAGATGACGTCGGTCTCATTATTCGAGAGAATGAAGTCGCAGAGCTTCGTCCCGGCCGCAACCTCGAAGTTTCGCGGCCCGCTCATCGTAGATCAGGCTCGGCATTTGACAACACAAGCAGGCTCCCGGAATCCGCGCCAAGCATGGGCCAAGGTTGTTCAGAACGCAACGCCCGATATCCTTGGCCCAATCTTCACTGTTGCTCATTGTCGCTTCCTCCATCACCACGGCCCGCTCATCAGTTTGTTATTTCTGCAACAGGGCCGAGACGATGAACCGGAGGCCAACCATGAACCGTTCGCAGCGCGTCATGCGCCACCGCTTCTTAATCTCGGGGTTCAAATCTTCGACGCGCAACATGCCAGCGTCGTAGCGAAGAAGCGGGCCGCAACTATCCATGAACAATGTCATTTTTTATCCTCCTCTAGATTTTTAGCCATGACCAGGCCAGCATAAATGCCAAAAGCTACGAGCGCCAGATCGCGAGTCGGCGCATCAGTGTAGGCTTTGCGGAAATATTCGATTTTCTGATCGAGCCCCAAGATTGCCTTCCCCTATTCTTTACCGACGATGATTTCGGCCGCGCTCAACAGGACGTAGTAAAAATCATTGCGAACGGTGAGTTGATGTGCAAGCGAACGCAGGCAGCGAGCGTGCCATCCGGCATCGTTCGGAGTGGGCGCGATTTCTTCCAAGTCGGCCGTGGCGCGCGGTTCTGGAATCACGTTCGCCCCTCCTAGTTCGCAAAAATTCATCTTGTCCTCCCCCAATTCTTTCAGGAGGTTTATCGAACACGCAAATACGCGGATCACCGCCGCTTCTTGCGCCGCGACTTACCCGCCATCCGATACGCTATTGCGGCGGCCTGCTTGACCGGCCGCCCCGCCCGCACCTCGGTGCGGATGTTCGATGAAATTGTCGCCTGACTCGACCCGCGTTTCAACGGCATGCCCGCTCTCCTCGTCCACCGCCTCCCCGTAACCCACTCCCCACCGCAACCGCCGCCGCAGCGCCATCACCTCCCCACGCAGTCGCGCAATCTCCATCCGCAAATACTCGATAACCTCACCCGGGTCCAGCCGCGCCATCGCCATGCCCTTGCTGTGATAAATCTGCAACTGTCACCAAAATGCCGCAGCCAAAATTCCCAGAACCAAAAAATATGCCACACATAGGGAAAACGACGCCCAGAGCGCGGGGGGGAGGCAGCAGCGAGTTCACTCGCGTCAGGTTTTGCCCCCCGGTGCCGGGCCTGGACCGTTCTGACTAGCGGATAGCATATCTGCTGCCCTGCTGTAAGTTGCTGATATCGTTGGTTGTTCTGCGGCATGTTGCGGCTGTGTCGCAGCCGCTGCGATGTGGTTGACGATCGACACAATCATGCCAGGGGATTGCAGCACCGTTGTGCCGTTGCGGCCTACCTGCTCCCCATCATCTCTAAGCGCCTTATAGGCTGCCACGCACGCGGTAAGGTTATCGGATTGGTGCATCACCTCGTCCATGCGGTGGATGCCGCGTGCCCGGATGGCGAGGCGCAGTATTTCGCATTGTTCGAGGTAGTATGCTTTGACATGACTGTGGCGCAGGGCGACGTAAAGCGAATGCTCTTTGAGGCCAGCAGCTTCAGCGGCATCGCCGCGTTTGAGGCCACGTTGGACCATCAGATCGATGGCGTGGCGCACTTTGCCGGTGCATTTGAGCGGCAGGGACCGACCTTGTGCGGCTATTGCCTGTGGGGATCGGGGCGGCTGGGCGACGGTTACATCTGTCATGGTGGCATGTGGCGCGGTGCGAGACGTGGTGGCAACGCACCGACCAGCAGCACATGAGCCGGCGTATACGCAGGCCTCGCTTGCCTAGCGCTTGCGTGGAATGCTGCCGCTGATAGCGGCCTCGACTAGGCTGCGCAGCGTTGCCTTGTCGCCTGCTGGTGTGAGGCCATTGCGTTGCAGGCGATGCAACTTAGCCTTCTGGCGTGCGATGTGGAGGCGCAGGAATGGCCGCATGCCATTTGCAGCTTGTTCGAATGGAATTGCCGAGAATGAGCCGCGCAGCCGTTGCATGGTGTAAGGCCTGTCATAAGCAGCACATGAGCCAGCGTAGGCTACGCTAGACTAGGCTTGCCGCGCGTTAGCTCAGACTGCTCGCGCGACACCACAGATTTAGTTTCAGGTCAAGTTTTGGCTGATATCAATGGCTTGGCGATATGTTACATTGTAACATTTCGGCATTTGTTCTGCGCCGCGATACACACGATACAATTATGGTAACATGACCTGTTGACATTAGTGGCATGTTGGCATTACATTGCGATTGTCGCTGCAGCAATGGCGACCAGCAACCGAAAGGACTAGCATCATGAGATACAGTAAACGCTACAGCAAGCCGACACCGCGCGACATGGTGATCAAGTACGCCGGAGCTTGCGTCTGTTGCGGTGGCAACATTCCGGCAGGGGCATGGGCTACCTATTACCCTGCAGGCACAATCGGCAGCCGCAACATCGGCGCAATCGGTCACGTCGGTGGCTTGGAAGGCACCTCGCAAGTTTGCTACGTCGAGACGTGCAAGGCAATGAAGGCCAAGGGTGAGGCGTCAACGCTGTATCCCGACGCTGGCCGCGATCCCGGTTTCGTGGACCTGGACCGCATGTATGAGGACCAATGTAGCGAAATCACCCGCGAGCGTTGATTGCAGCCCATGGCGTGGCCTTGCGCTACGCCATGAACGGCAATCATGCCGAGCTCCGCAGCAACGTAGCTTCACAGCAAAGGACAAGACCATGACACTCCATGCGCAAGAGAATGCCAAAGGCTGGCTAGCCTCGATCGAGGAAATGCTAGCCGCTTTGACTGAGGCGAGCACGAATAACACTGCTTATGAAGCAGCCGAACAGGCAATCCACGAAAGCATACTTTCGGTGCTGGTGCGTGACGGCTGGCATGAGCCCGGCAAGTCTTGCGAGGATGGGCCGGACGAATACGAGATACTGCTGACCACGGGTGGCCCCGCGCTGCGCATTTGGGGCAAGATTAACGACCATGGTGAGCCCGGTACTGCCGAGCTCCAGTATCAGGATTGGGGCACGCTTTGGACGCGCTATCCTGCGCGGGAAGTGACGCTGCTTTCATTCGCGCAATGCTTCTGGTTTGGGGAGTGATGCGCCATGAAAGCCAACCGCCAGATCCTGCTCGGCTACATGCTGCTGTGGCTGTCAACCGGCATGGTGCTCGCCGCAACGCTCGGCATGGTGCGGCCATGACGCAACAGCAAGCCAGCGCACTGTTGCCAACCGACGCAGTGTGGTCGTGCTCATTCGGCTATCCGGGTGAGGAGCGATACAGCGAATACTGGCGCGGCTTTTTGGGTTGCTGCTATGTCATCGAAAAGAATGGCCAAGATTGGTCATTCCGTGTGGTGCAATCATGAAAAGCACCCTACGCCATGACTTCGTGGACCGCATGGCTGCGGCGCGCGATGCCGCAGCCAATGAGCGGCACCTCGACAAGCACGGTGGAGGTTCCACCGTGCAGGTCTATGCCACGACTTCGCACATGCTGCACAAGCTCGGCCGCATCGATGCTGACAACTTCGATCGCTGGCTTGTGGAGGTGCAAGCCCGCGTGACTGAGATCATCGAGCAGTCACGCTTCGATACCTATGCCCAGCGCGATGGCTGGGCAGACCTGATCCCGTTTTGATAGGAGGCACCAATGGCACGACATGAGAGCGAAATGCATCGCCACCGCCGCGAGCTCTGGCAGACGCTGCAAGCCACAGCAGATTGGTTGCACGATGCGATCAATTTTGTGGACCTGGACACTGCGGCTGAATACCGCGAGCAGTTAGAAAAAGCTCGCGATTGTCTCAAAAGGATCAAGCCATGATCCTAAAGCTGTTCAATCCCAAGGATTTTGGTCGACAGCTTCGATCTATTTTGCTGCACAACGCTATTGGCGTGCGTGAAGCAGCAAAGATAGTCGGAGTATCACCGGCCACAATCAGCAGAGTATGCAGAGGCCGGCCGCCTTCCGTCGAAGTCTACCTGAGAATTGAGCGATGGATTGGCTGGGTGGCCCAAGATGCTGATCCGCGAAAATGGAGAACACCATGATTCTCCCCCTGCCAGGCCAGCTCGACTTGCCCGCGTGCGAGCATGAGCCGAGCAAGCTGCTGCTGCAACGGTTCAGCGACGACGCTGCGCAGATCGATCTCGAAACCCTGATACGAAAGGCAAAGCCATGAAAGAAACAGCAAACCAAAGTGCGGCTCTGAAACAGCAATTCAAGACGCATTTCCGCGAACACGGCTACTGCTACATTGCCGAGCTTCCAGCAACACTGGCGACCGAGGCTAGGGCGTTTGAGCTTGAATGGGCAGAGGCTTGTCAAGAATGGGAAACCTCTGCCCAAGAACAGGCAGAATTGTCCATCTCCCGGCAGCCATGACAACAAAGTGGGGCGGCGGCAGCAACCGCCGCCCCTGCCACGGCGGCCCAGCAGGGCCGAAAGGACTAAGGCCCCGGGAGGCACGCCATGACCGCTAAGCCTAGCAAATCCAAGGACGACGACAAGCCCGTCATGTGGGCGAGCGACTACCGCGCCGCTTTGGCCGAGCTCGGCCTGTCGCCTTATGCCGCGGCCCCGCTGCTGGGCGTATCGATCCGGCAAAGCCACCGCTACGCTGCGGGCGAGCAGGCCGTGGCGCCGCCGGTGGCGCTGCTGCTGCGGATGTACCTCGCACACGGGCTGCCGAAATCTCCGTAATGTGCGGCTTGTGCCAGCGTTTGCGATTCATCATACGAGCATGTGCCGATCGCTGTTTTGCCGTCATGCTGGCCATGCGCTTCCTTCCCCCATTGCGCTGCCGACGCTTCAATTCACGGCGCGAAAACGTGAACTCCAATGTGGTACCTAGGACCGTCACCGCCTTGCGTTTATCTGATCGCGCACGCAGTGTTGCAAGGGCCTGCTCGTCCTCGATTGCGACCAGCGCCAGGCCGAGCGCCGGCAGCATGAATCCGAGCGTTTCATCGCTCAACCGTTTCATCGGCTTGGGGCAAAGCAGCTTGGCGGCGTAGCCGGCCGGCAGCCGCGCCAGACGGTCGAGCGAGGCACGGGTGAGCTCGAGCTCGTCACAGCGCGCGCGCATGAGCTGGTGCAGATCGGCGTAGCAAGCGATCTCGCCCAGGATGCGCGGCTCAGTCATGTCGTTGGGTCTTCTGGTAAAGGAAGCCAATATCTCGGATCAACGACATATCCGCCGTTGATCACCCAGGCCCCCTCCGTTGCTGCTCTCGGGCGCCGCTGATCATAGGGCCAATGATCAAACCATGCGCCGACATTCCAGCGCCCATGCCAAAGCAAGAGGTCTTTTGCATTCTCCCGCTTGGCAGTGGCTATAGGGCCGGCCTTCATGGTTTGCTCCATCTCTGCTAGACGCCAAGCACCCGCTCGCGCTCCAGCCACAGCCGGCTCACCCAGATGCCGCGCGACTTCTTGAGGTACTCGCGCGGATCGGTGTCGACCTCCGCCGCCCGCGCCAGCATGGCCTGGTACTGCGGACTGTCAGCCGGCACCCACACATTGGCCCAGGTCAGCGCCCGCGGCCGCTCGCAGCTGCGCCGCTCCGGCGGGAACTGCCGCGGTCCGAATGTGCGGTCCGGGGCTGCCATCGGCTGATCATCCCAGCGCCCAGCATTGAGCCATGTGGCCGGATGCGGGATGTATTGCGGCTCGGTATTTTGACACCGCGCGGCGAATTTTTTTGCGCCTTCCCTGATCTGATCAATGGTGGCTAGTTTCATTGCCTTGCCGTAGGATTTCTCCGCATCAATCTTGCCAACCTTGCGGGGGTAGAGCTCCCAAAATTCGTCGAATGCGATGCCCATAAGCTATCTCCCTATGGGTCGGCCTTTCACAAGAGTGATCAGCTTGCGCTTGCCGCGTTTTTTTTCGCGACGGCCTTCGACGATAAATCCTCGGCTTCCAAGCGTTCGTTGCATCGACCATGTTTGCAGATCGCGAGCGCCTTCTGCCTCACCGGGTGGGCATTTTGTGACCTTGACCTCGTTGTTCATGATTTCTCCCAAAATTGTTTCCATAGCTGCTCACCGCAAAGCCCGGCTCCCAGAGGAGCCACTGCGGTGATGGGGCGTCCAATAGCGCAAATCCCCTGGGATACCCGTTGACGGTGGGTCATTCCGGCCCGGCCCACCGATCTGCCCCGGTGGTGGCTACGCAACAATTCAGATGCCTTTAATTGTCCCAGGTTACTGGCGGCCCTTTGGACAGGGTGACGCCACGGCCGGCGAGCAAGAGAACCGCGCGCTTCTGCCCTGGGACACGCCCAGGCCCGTGCAAATGAGCTGCTACCGCTTGGGAGGGCGTTGCGCGCGATGTGAATATCAATTACATCGCGGGGTAACGGTCGGGGCTTTAGCGCAGCAGCGGCCCCAATCAGCAGCGGCACCGTTTGCGCGGTGGCCGCTGCACCTATTTTCACGACGAGGTGGGCACGCGATAGAGCGGAGCTCTGGCACCCGCAGCCTCTGCCGATTGGACGCATCGTTAGCTCGTGACATTTTGTTCAACAGGGCAACGCACCGATCGGGCCTGCTCCTGCCGCCCGTCGATTGACTGGAACCGGGTGAACCGCGGCGGCGTGTGGCCCTCATGCACCGTCAGGCCGGCAGCTGCGCCGACTGTGGAGCTCAGCGCGACCATGTCCGAGCCCGTATGCCGCATGTGCAGGACGGTATTAGGCGCCACGCCATCGGCCAGCAGGACGCGCGCGCCTGCTAGCAGGGGCGTCCAGGAACGGCAGAGGTGCTTTGCACCCAGGAAGGCATCAAACTGCGCCGGCCCCGGGTGCGCGCGCGTTGGCGATGGCGGCGCCGGCGCCACCGTGATGACGAGGCCCCCGTCGCAGGAATCGAACCCGCTGTTCAGCACACAGGCGCGCTGCGGGCGGCCGGCCTGGCCCATAGTGCAAGCGCCTGCGAGTTTGCTTTGCTCCAGCACGGGGATAGTCATGCCCACGTCCTCGGCCCGGGGTGCATGCTCGGATCGGGTGCTACCGTGATGACGAGCGGCCCGGTCATTTGAAATCTCCAGACCAGCCAACATGATCAGGCTCAACTGGCCCGCATTTGCTGCATTCCACTTTTTGGAACTCGCAAATCCCGTCCCATCTTTCCTTCCACTGGATTTTCTCTGGCCATTTCATAAAGCGCGCGCAATTTGGACAAAGGCGAACGAACGCAGGTCCATCCTCGCCGTTATCCTCGTCGTAGCAGATCAGTGGCGCGCTATCCGTCACTCGACGCTCCTCAGATTTTCTCCGCAACTTCGCCGGTGCCCTTGCACTCCGGGCACTGCTTCCGATCGGTCCGCGATCCGGTCGGCAGATGCCACTTGAGCCACCCTCTGCCACGGCAGGTCGGACACTTCATAAGTCGCTCCTTTAGGCGCGCGCTATCCCATTTAGCCACGGTCATGCCCACGCTCCCACTCGCGACCGCACCGGCTGGTAGGCCCGCCTGGCGTGGGAGGCGCAGTACGGCAGGCCGGGCATGATCGATCCGCCGCAGAAGAAAAAACCAGCCGCACCAGGATGCCCGATCGGCCAGCGGCAGTCGCAATCCCTTAATTGCATCAGGGTCTTGTGCTGTGCCGCCGGGATATCCTCGTCGGCCAGGTCCATGACCTCGGTTGATTTGGTCGGCGGGATGAAAGGGATGACGTGCCTAATCTTCGGTTCCGGCCGCGGGGGACGCGGCAGCCTTAGCTTGGACGCCGTACTGACTTTGCGTGCGAGCCCGAGCCGCATGGCCTTGCCGATCACCGCATTGCGGGTGACACCCATGGCCTTGGCGATCACGCCGGCAGAGGCCCCATCGGCGCGCATGCGGCGCAGCTCGGTCTCGCGCTCGGCTGTCCATGGGATGTGCTGGGTCATGCCGCCGCCTCGCGGAGCACGATGCGCGCGCCGGCCGGGGCATGGCCGGGCTCGACCGTGAGCTTGCGGCAATATTTGAAACTATCGTCGGTGATGAGCTTATGCTCGCGCAACAGGTCGATCGCGCATTTCAGGAGATTGTCAGGATCGGTCCGGCATTTTTCCTCATCGACAATTACGAGGAGCTCAAACCGCCCATCATAGTTCTGGGCCGCCCAATGCTTTGCCGGGCGAAGCTGCCCGGATGCTATCCAACCAAAACCGGTTTCTCGCTTCCACGCCCTTACCTTTATGTGCGCAGACCAATCAATCCGCCGCGTCCTGTTCACGCTGGGCGGCACCGGGATGTCCAGCGTGACGGTCTGTTGCGCTGGCAGCGCGAACGGCACATCGACAACTTCGGGGCGCCAGCCAGTCATGCCGGCACCCGACAGGCTTCGGCGCCGCGGTAGCCCAGCATCACTGCAGGGCCAGCCTCACCACAGCGGATGAGGGCCTTAGCCAACGCGGCGCCGAATTCAGTTTCTCGCGGGCCGGACGCTACCCCGGCTACATGTATCGCCCACACCCAACCCATTGCTGGGAGGGCTGGCCGCCCGGTTGATGGCGTCAACACCCCGTTGGGCTCGGCCCCGGTCATGCTCGGCTTACGAGCGCGTCTGCTTTCCGCGCAGCCGCGAGAACTAAATTCAGTGCGCAATAGCCGCGATGACCGCGACCAGAGCCGCAGCCGAGGGCTCCCGGCCGGCCAACCAGAACTCGGCGGTGCGCTGGGTGACGCCGGCGCGCGCTGCGAGCTCGGCCGCCGTCTTGTGGGGCCAGAGCGCTCGAGCGACCCGACCGAAGTTTTTTTCGGTGAACCGAACTTGCGGACGGTCGATTGCTGTGGATTGCCGTGGGATTGTCGCCATTGTTCCGTGCATGGAATCCTCCTCACTCTACGCAACACCTCTATCGAAAGGTATATGTTCAGGTTGGCGTAATATTTGGCACATTGCTCGCGGTAGTGGAGTGGTGGGAGGCGGCAATGGAGCCAACAACAACGATGATGGTCCCGGTTTTCTATATCGACGCGATCATGAGCGTGGACATAGTGGGGCCGAATGTCCGCATAGTTCTGGGCGAAACACGCCGTATCGACGGCGCAATGGTGCGCCTGCCGGTGCTCGAGATTGTCAGGCCGCTCGAGTCGGCCATGTCGCAGGTATTCGAGAAAATGCTGTCGGCGGCAATCATCGCCAGCCAAGATGTTCTGCGAGCGATCCACTGAGGTCATTCGGCCGCCTGCTGCGTGGGAGGTGGCCAATCGCTCGGAGTGATTGCGCCTTCGCTCCATTCTTGGAACTTGTCAACGATCTGCCATTTTGGCCGCTCCAGGCGGCGCCGATAGCGGCTGACGCTGACGCGGTGACAACCAATCGCAGCAGCGACAGTCTCGTCATCAAGATTCTTGGCGGCCATGTAATCGGCTAGATGCATGTCCTCGCTTGTACGCCACACGCACAATTCGGGTCAAGCCCCTTGTACGCCTCGCGGTGTGGAAATCGCAGCCAACCCTGTACATACTGCGTACATGGTTCGGAAGCCGCTCCCGCCCCGTTACAGCCGACATTTCGTCAGGCAATGGCGCATCAAGCGCGACATGACCCTGGAGGAGCTTGCGGAGCGCATAGGCAGAAAACACTCGACGGTGCAGCGTATCGAGACCCGGCAAATTGCGCTCACCCAGCCCGTTCTGGATGACATGGCGGTGGCTTTGAAAACGAGCCGAGGTAAGCTGTTGGACGAGCCGCCAGGCGTGGACGACTAGAAATGTGGGCGCGGGCGTTCTGCGTGTTGTTTTGCATCGCAATATCTTCCTGTGCGACGCAGAAGCCCATGACTTGGGTCCGCGTCGACGGCAAGCCACCGACCGTTGAATTTGAGGTCGACAATGTCATCTGCCGAGGCGAGATGCAAAAGGCCGGATTGACTGCACCGGCTCCCCAGGGAGCAGCCAGCGCCTATCGGCAAGGCCAGGCCGTCGGTGAGGTCTACAACGGCTGCATGGCGGGCCGCGGCTGGATGCTGCAGCCCGTTAACTGAAAGTTTTCCCCAGCAAGGCCTGTACGCGTAGCGCACATTCCGCTTGACTTATATTGTGCGCGTGGCGTACAAATCGGCTCCATCGATTGGAGCCGCCATGTTGCACAACAAGATTTGCCCCTACTGCAGCAAGCAATTCCAGGCCACTCACGGCCAGCGGCGCTACTGCTCGCGACATTGCGAATATGCCCGTAAACAGGATGCCCGTGACGCTTGGGCATCTGAGCGCAAACGCGCAATCAACATCGTGACGGCGGAGGTTGCAGCAGGGCGCCTGATCCAGCGGCCCTGCGAAGTCTGTGGCGCCGATCGCAATATCGATGCCCATCACGACGATTACAGCAAGCCACTCGATGTCCGTTGGCTGTGCCGCAAGCACCACATGGCACACCACCGTGCTCTACGGAGGGCCGCATGACCGACCTCCCTGTCCAAGCCCGCACCGTGCGGGATTTCTGCCGGGCCTATGGGGTGAGCCGGTCGCGAGCCTACCTGCTGCTGGCTGCGGGCAAGATCAGGGCCGTCAAGGATCGCGATCTCACCCTGATCCTGGAGGACAGCGCCCGCGAATGGTTGGCCACTCTGCCCCCCCACAGTTCTACGTACAGAGCGGGGCTGGATTTAATGGGACGCGATGTGAACGTAATGGGGCGACCTAATCCAGAATAGGGTCGATAGCTCAATGGGTTGGATGGACACAATGGGACATATTGCGACACAATGGGAAACAAAGCTGATAGTGTTGATAACCAGTCTGCGCCCAATAATATCAATGGGTTAGAGGCATAAAATGAATATACCCACAGTTCTGCCCACACTCCTGCTCATCCTCTCGACATTCGCCGCCGGCGCGCTGGTCGGCGTGGTGCTGCTGTCGTGCTTCTTGGCCGTGCCGCGCGGTGACCAACCATGACCGACATCTTCGCATTGCACGAACGGATGACCGGCCATCTATTCCCGGCCTATTCCAACACGGACGAGCGGTTCCTTGCGCTCGCATTGTGCGGCGAGGCCGGTGAACTTGCCAACATGATCAAGAAACGTTGGCGGGACGGCGCAGACCTCACTGAGGAAATTAGGGACGAGATCGCCGATATCCGCGTTTATCTCGAATTGCTCGCCAAGTGCTTTGGCATCGAGGGCGAAAAGCTTGATCAGCGCGTCGAAGCCAAGCTTGTCAAGGTTGTCGAGAAGCATAAGGCGCGGCTCGCATGACCGACCTCCTTCTCGCACTGGCCGGGTTTGGCATCGGCGGCCTCGCCGGCTGGCTAGTGCTGGACCGCATCACGCGCTGGCTAAAGCCCGAGACGGATGACGAATGGGGGGACCGACAATGGTGACCGATGCACGCGCCGTCACTGGCCGTCCCTGGACGATCTACGATCGCAGTGACGACCTTCATATCAAGATCAAGGGGCAGCATCCGAAGACTGGCGGCGCGCATATCGCGACTGTTCTCGGCGAAGCCAATGCCCGACTGATCGCTGCTGCGCCCGATCTACTCGATGCCATCCTGTATTCAGACGATGCACATTGGACGCCGGCCATGCGCGCGGCAATGCTAAAGGCCACAGGCTATGAGTGACCCGAGAACGTTCCGAATTATTGGCGACCACGACGGCGAAAGCGGCGGCGGATGCTTTTGGATTGAGAACGAGCGCGGGGAAAGTCAGTCGTTAAATTTCGGGAGTCGCTTCAGGGCTCAGGAGCACCTCGATTGGCTCATTCGAGAATTTGACAAGCGGCAACTTGACTGGCGCGGCAAGAACATCCGGCAGCTCACGCCCGACGGAATGCAGCAGTTCGCCATCTGGGCGCTGCGCGAGATCACCCGGCTGCGGCAGGAGCGCGATGCCTACCTGGGCCGTGCGATCCGCGCCGAGAACGCCGAGCAACGTGACATCCGCTGGGGCGTGAACGTTCTCCTGGAAAAAATAGCCAAAAATCTTGAGAGCTGGGAGACGATGGACATTTGGCGATCAGATGCGGC